TTTTAATGGTCAAAAATCTCACCAGATCTGTAAAATCTAAACCTAGACAGCGACAATCAAAGACGCTAGCATTAATAGATGGGGATGAATGACTGAGATATTATACAAAGTTGGGTTTGGTGCCCAACGTACTAGTCATGAAGTATATGTAATAGGGGAAGAAGGGGATGGATGGTTAGCATCCTTTCAATATAAGAAACAAGCAACAGAGTGGATAAAAGACAAAGATGATTTGGTTATTATACCTAGTGTGTATCCTTTCTCTCTTTCTAGGGCCTTGGCTAATACGAGAGCTTTTCTCAAGCAAATTAAACATCAAACTAAAGCTGATGATTTACTATTCTGTTTTAGTAGTAATAATAACTTCCGTAATAACTCAACTACCTTCATAAAGTATAAAGGTAATAGAGAGAATTTTATAAGACCATTTCATTTTGACTCTATTAAAAACTTTCTATTATCTAATTATTCATATGTATATTTCAAAGAATACAATCTTGAAGCAGATGATTTATTAGCCATTTATAATACTATATATTTAAAACGTCATGAAGGATGGAAACCAGTAATTGTCTCACAAGACAAAGACTTATTACAAGTTCCTGGAATTCATCTTAACATGGATACAAAAAATCATGAGAAATATTCAAAGTCAGGGGAACTTTTTGAGATTGATGTTGTCGAAGGGAATCGGAGCTTGTATAAACAAATGTTAACAGGTGATATTATTGATAACATTCCTGGATATAAACATTTAACAGGAAAAAATCTTAAAAAGAGTTTAGTAGAAAAAATAGATGAATTTGATGATGAACTTGACATGTATTGGTGGGTATGTTCATGTTATGAGCCATATTATTTAGAAGAAGATATTGAAAGCATTGTATATGAATTAGGTGTGTGTTTATATATGAAGAGAGATTGGAATGACACATTTAGACTTCCTATATAGAGAATGGAATGATTTCATTCAACACCGGAATGAAAGCCTCCCTAATATATTAGAATGTTGGTATATGGAGCCTGAAATACCTTGGGCAGAAGATATTAAAGATCAAGGGAAAACGGATTATTGGTTCAATCAATTCCTTAGTACATTAGATTTAGAAGACTACATTAAATTAATTAAAGAAGATGAAAGTACGAAAGATGAATCCACACGTTGATGATAGTTATTTTGATAAAGGGCATATTCATGAAGAAGAACTATTAGAACCTGAAGTGTGCCCTGAATGTAATGGGTATGGTTATTTAGTTTATTCAGGTGATCATGAAGATTGTCCTCTTTGTGGAACTGAAGGAGTTATTTATGACTAAACCTGATCCCATCTAAAATTTATGATGATAAATATCAAAGGAAAGGATAATGGAAACTGTAATTAAGTTTTTAATTAGCTTTACAATTGGCATTGTAACAACATTATCCCTATATGTTCTTATAGTAAAATTTATTATTCCTTTATTTTATGAGTAAAGTAAAAAAGACGAGAAACGACAATCAATGGACAGAGGCAAGATATTGGCAACAAGTTAGAAGCTTTTTAAGGAGAGCTTTTAGATATTGGAAGCCAATGCAAAAAGCTAAATTATCTGCTAGGAGGATATATAAAGGAAAGAACAAAAGGCAAAAGTGGGAATTTCAATGTAATCATTGTAAGAATTGGTTTAAGTCTACAGAAGTACAGGTAGACCATATTATACCAGTTGGTAGTTTAAAATGTGAAGAGGATTTAGTTGATTGGTTAAAAAGACTTACACCAGAAGACCCAACATCATATCAAGTATTATGTATTGACTGTCATAAAATAAAATCACAAAATGAAAGAAAGAAAACCGGGTGATTTAATTAGAGATTTAGAATGGCAGTTTTTCTATTCACCTGCTGGTCAAGGCGTTGGAACTGCAGGTCACATTAGAAATATATATTTTGATCCCATATTTAATGTGCATGAAAGGATATTTGAATTTATAGTATTTAAATTTAAAGGTAAGTCCAACTTTGAAGGAAAAGATTGGCTTAGGTTTAAGAAAACATGGAATGAGTGTTTATTATCCCTTTCTCTTGAAGATTACATAAAGGTATTAAAGTATGAAGAAAATCTTAATAATTCCAGATACACAAGTTACTCCTGATTCTAATACAGATCATTTAGAAGCATTAGGTAATTATGCTGTTAAACATAAACCAGATATTATTGTTCACCTTGGTGATCATTGGGATATGAAAAGCCTTAGTAGTTATGATCAAGGTAGATTAGCTAATGAGGGAACTAGATATCAAGATGATATTTTAGCTGGCATTAAAGCTATGCAAAGGTTACTATTACCAATTCAAATGGACCAGAATAAAAGCAGAGAACAGAAAAAGAGACAATATACCCCACGTAAAGTATTTTTATTGGGTAATCATGAAGAACGAATTAAACGTCATATTCAAGCATATCCTTATTTAAATGGGAAACTGTCGTATAACGATTTAATGCTTTTCCAAATGGGTTTTGAAGTATATGGTTATTTAGAGCCTGTAGAAATAGAAGGTATATATTTTTCTCACTATTGGGTTAATCCTGATAGTGCTAAGAAGATGCCTTTCTCTTCTAATATTGATTTACAATTATCAAAATTAGGTTTCTCTTTTGTGCAGGGACATAAGCAAGGATTAAGAACTGCTAGTCCTCGGTACCTACCTAATGGTAAGGTATTAAGAGGTCTTATAGCAGGTAGTTTTTACCAAGAAAACTTAGAGTATATGGGACCACAGGGCAATCCTCATTGGAGGGGAGCCATCCAATTAAATGAAGTAGATGGTAGTGGTTGGTTTAGTCCTTTGGAGCTTTCTGTAGATTATCTCCTCAGAGAGTGTATATAAAATGGACATTTTGAAAGGTAGTATCTATCTATATTAGATGAATTACAGAAATGAATAAAAAATATTTATATAGATTAATGGCTGATGATTTGCCTATTGGTAATAAAAAAACTTCTTTAAATAAAATATGGACGATGTATAAATCTGAAAGAAGATGGTGTGAATCTATTTTAAAATTACGTAGATATAAAAATCTTAATGGTTCATATAAAAAACATACGGCAGTTGATAGAGCTAAGAAAGTGATAGGAGGTAAAATATATATAAAAAAATATGAATTATCGGAAGTAGAAATAGAATTAAATGAAGAAGAGGAAACCTTCTTTCAACAACAGAGAGTGTTAGAAGAATTAGCAAAATGACTACTCTAGAATGGTATAAAAGGTGGTTTGAGGATTATGTTTTAAGTGAAAAAACATACCCATTTGTTGATAACCACATTCAAGGATTTTTGGCGGACACAAAAGTTGATTGGCGTGAGGTAAAAGATTGTAAAACATTTGAAGAAGCTTGGGATATATTTATACGAAGGCAAGACCTTGAAACTGTACTAAGGTGGAAATTATATGAATCAACTTGAAATGGCTAGACTACTTGGCTTATATGAAGCAGCATTATTAATTATTGCTGGTGAAAATAATATGTATGGAGATCAGTATAGAGATTTTGCACTAAGAGTCTTAAATAAAGATGACTTTCTTAAAACAGAACGTGTGCTAGCAGAAATGAAAGAAGATGGCTGAAAGTAAACACATAAAGAACATCCCATGCCCAGATTGTTCTACTCATGATAAATCTACTAGATTAGCTGTGTATGAAAATAAAGATGGAACTATCACGGGTTATTGTTTTGGGGAGTGTGATGATAATAAGAAATATAAACAATTATCCCAAGACCATTCAATTAATTATGAGGTTAATGTGAATAATAGAGTAAGTATGAATGATGTAAAATCACTCCCTGTTAAAGCAATTAGTGATCGGGGTTTATCAAGAGAAGCCTGTAGTAATTTTGGTATTAAAGTTAGTTACCACCCTACAACGGGAGAAGTAGAAAAACATTACTATCCTAATATACATAATGGTCAGGTGGTAGGTTATAAGATTAGAGAATGTGATACTAAGCGTTTTTATAAGATTGGTGACACCACTACATATGGACTGTTTGGACAGGATAAAATAAAAGGCGGAACTACGGTCATTATTACAGAGGGGGAGTGTTTCCTTCCAGATGCTGAAGTTTTAACAGAAGAAGGATGGACAGCATTTAAAGATTATAAAAATGGTAAAGTGTTACAAATTAATTCAAATCAAGGTGGAGAATGGGTTTATCCTGATTTTAAAGTAGAAAAAGATTTTAATGGTGATTTAGTACAATATAAGTCTGGATCTTGGGAATCAATTACTACACCAGACCATAATTTAGTTAGGATTAATAAAAATAATGGAAATTTAATTAAACAAAAAGCAAGAGATGATTCTAATAAACACTTTAATATACCAAGGGTATTATATAGTTTAGAGGATAATAATCGGTGTGACCTTTCTGATATGGAAATCAGGGCTATGGTGATGTTTTCTGCTGATTGGAGTTATAGTTTAACTCAAGGTGGTCCTAGAGCTTCTTTTAAAAAAGATAGGAAAAGAGAGAGAGCAGAATGGATTTTATCAAATCTTAATCTAGAATATTCAAAAAATACAAGGAATGATGGATATGTAGATTATAGAGTGTTTAAAACAAACGATATTTCGAGAATTTGGGCAAAAGAATTTGACCATTCATTAATCTATAAATTTAATAGTAGTCAGATTTCTACCTTTCTTTGGGAAGCTGTTAATTGGGATGGAAACTATGTACAAGGGAAAAAACAATTAGAATATTCTTCTAAATTATATAACAATGCAAAATTTGTTCAAACACTAGCCCATTTAAATGGATGGGTTTCTACCATTATACCAAGATCTAATCAATATGGATCTTGGTATAAAGTTTCAATTCTTTTAAATAAAACATCTTCAGCAGCACAAAGAGGATATAAAACTATTCCATATAATGGTAAGGTTTACTGTTTAACAGTTCCATCTGGAATGTTATTAGTTAGGCAAAAAGGTAGTATCTCAATTTCTGGGAACTGTGATGCCGCCGCTGCATGGATGATGATGACTAAACAAAATGGAGATAGGTATAATGTAGTATCTCTTCCAGATGGTGCTAATGTTAGGGCAATTAAAGACCAATATGAATGGCTAGATAAATTTAAAACTATTATTCTTGCATTTGATCAAGACCGGCCAGGAAAGAAAGCTGCCAGGGAGATAGCAGAATTATTTAACCCAGGGCAGGTAAAGATCGCTAATTTTAGTGAGAAAGATCCAAATGATATGCTGCAAAATAAAAAGCTTAAAGAATTTAAACAATCTATCTTTAATGCTAAAGAGTTTCATCCAGATGGTATTTTTAAAACAAAGGATTTACGTGGACTATTAGATAAAAATAAACATATTAAGTCTCATCCCTTTCCCTGGAATGGATGGAATGATAAATTATATGGATTTAGAGAAAGAGAGATAGTTACATTAACAGCCGGTTGTGTAGACGCTGATACCGAGTTTTTATCAAATGATGGATGGAAAAAGATATCTAATTATAAAGAAAATTATGATATGGTACTTCAATACCATAAAGATGGTTCAACATCTTTTGTTTACCCACAGAGATATATTAAAAAGCCCACTAATTATCTATGGCATATTAAAACAAAGTATGGGGTTGATCAAGTACTTTCTGATGAACATCGGGTTATATATAAAACAGAGAACTCAAATGTCTTAAGAGAGAAGATATTACGTGAAATTAGGGAAATTCATGATTCTCAGACAACAGGGTTTCGTGGAAAAATATTAACAACATTTGAAGCACCATTAAATAATGGAACTGGCCTTACTGAAGAACAATTACGTGTTCAAGTTATGTTCCAAGCAGATGGTTGTATACAAAAAAATATTGGTAGGGTAAATTTAAAAAAAGGAAGAAAAATTAAAAGGGCACATAAACTATTAACTGAAGCTAATATAAAATATAAAGTGCAACAACGAGGAGATTATTCGGATTTTTATTTCAAACCACCTTTTTTGAAAAAAACATATAGTAAATATTGGTATAGAATTTGTACAAAGAGAGAGTTAGAAGTTATTTGTGAAGAATGTCTCCAATGGGATGGCGATCAGAAATCAGTCTTCTTTTCTACTATAGAAGAAGATGCTAAATTCATTCAATATGCTTTCTCTGCTATTGGTAAGAGAGCAACATTATTAACTATACCTAGACATGAAAAAGGTCATACTGAGTATAATGTTTATACAACTGAGGTAACAAACGTATCATTTAGAAAAACTAGTACTTCATCACCAACATTCAAAAAATATAAAACAATAGATGGGTTTAAATATTGTTTTACTGTCCCCTCTGGTATGTTAGTCCTTAGAAGAGGTAAAAATATCTTTATTACTGGAAATTCAGGATTAGGGAAATCTGCTGTCACAAGAGAATTATCACATTGGATTCATAAAACAACTGATGATAATATTGGTGTTTTAGCTTTAGAAGAATCTCCAGATAAGACTATGTGGGGAATGATGTCTATTGAAGCTAATAAACCTTTAATGATTTTAGAAGAACGGTATAAAGCAGAACAAAAAGATCCAATTAATTGGAATAAACTCGTTGATAAATGGTGGGAGAATACTCATGGTACTGGCCGTATTGCTATCTATGATCATTTTGGCTCTACTAGTGAAGACAACTTATTAAATAGGGTTAGGTATTTAATAAAAGCTTTAGATTGTAAATGGATTATTTTAGACCATTTATCCATTGTTGTTTCTGCTCAAGATAGTGGAGATGAACGTAAGACAATTGATAGTATTATGACTAAACTACGTACTCTTACGGAAGAAACTGGAGCTGGCCTTTTCCTTGTATCTCATCTACGTAGAACTGAAGGTGATAAAGGACATGAAAGGGGTAAAGAAGTGACTCTATCCCATTTACGTGGTAGTCAATCTATTGCTCAATTAAGTGATGCTGTAATCGGTTTAGAGCGTGATCAACAAGCACCAACAGATAAACTAGCTAACCTTACTACCGTTAGAGTATTAAAGAATAGATATGCTGGTTTAACTGGAATTGCATGTTATTTAGCTTATGAAAAAGATACTGGAAGGCTTACGGAAATCCCATTAAATAAGTATGAGGAGTATTTAGTTGAAGATGAGGACTTTTAAAGTTTTATTTGATGAAATAACTAGTGACTATTATGGGGAGCCTATTTATTGCATAATACAAAATATTCCCCGATGTTTAATAAGACGCGTATTAGGGAATTTTTCTTATGATATTCCATATGAGGAAAAACAGAAAGAGATACAATGGAGAGTGATGAGAGAATTAAAATGAGGGCTTCTAAAATTTATTTTGATGAATATTATTCTAACCTCTTTAATATGCCAATTTTTATAGCTTATTTTGAAGAACCAAGGGTTGACCATATATATAATAGTGAAGGAATAAAAGAATTTGGAAATATTCCAGATGAAGAGTCCCATAAAGCAAAAGTTTGGAGTGTTATTAATGAGATGGATAACTAATGGTGAAATAGTATTAAGAGGGGATAGATTTACCCTTTATACAAAAAAGACTTATAATAAAACTCCCTTTTTATACTGGGAAAGGAATAGTGATGGATTATTTATTCCCTTTTATAATTTAAAAGAGTCTAAATGGCCTGAAGGAACTAAAAAAGAGGTGCAGTTGTGGGAGATATTAAACGAAATGTTATAAACTTCTTTCGATGGGTAAAGACCCCTACAATTATTTTTCTTGACAGGTATTCTGATTTAATTGGTTCACCAAGGTTTGTATTAAATACTACAAGAAATATTATAATTATTAGACACAGGACTGATATTGAAGCTACTACATTATTTACTAAAGAAGAAATAGATCTGTGTTATTGTCTTACAAAGAAAGAAGAGGAAAGATATAAAACTTGGATGGTGATGAATGAATTGGGATAAATATTATTTTAACTGGCGTATGTCTAAAAATAATAGAGCTTTTGTTATTGGAGGTCCTAATATTACAGGGTGTGATACATATATTCAATTTAATTGTTTTGAAGAATTAGAGAAACTTGAACTTCCTCTTAATATATTAAAAGAAGCCAAAGGGTTTCAAGCGGTGAAGGAATTATGGACCTAACTGATATATGTGAACAAAAGCAATGTTCTAGGTTAATTTACTGGGAACAAGATTATGGTGAAAGTTATCCTTCTTGTGGCTATTCATGTACTAAGATAGGACAATCTATTATAGTGGATAAATATCCAGAAGACTGTTTTCATAAATGCGCTATGAAAGAGTATATTATTTTACAAGAGTTGATGAAATGAAAATTAGAGCTGACCTCACTGTAGATGTAGACCTTCCGTTTTAGTAAATTAAATGTAGTTTTAAGGGAACTTTTTTAAAACTGTGTTGTCTAAGTATTTGCTCTCAACAAAACGAAGGTGATAGATGAAAGAATTATTTCAAGAATACCAACAATTTACCCCTACAACAGCATTGTATCCAGGTGCTAATGAACATAAGCAAGATGAGCTTCTTTATTTAACTTTAGGTATTTGGGGTGAATTACAAGAGTGGGATGAATCAGGACATAATGAAAAAGAAGCAGGGGATGTATTATATTATCTAAGTCAATTATGTAATTATTATGGAGAAGATTTACATTATATTCTTTGTGAAAGAGATCCAACTTATATACAAATTAATATAGCAGAAAATCTTAAGAAAATGATTAGAGATGGTAAAAAGATTGATGGTGTTGTTTTACAATTAATGGAAAATGTAATATGTATATTTAAAGATTATTATTCAGAGATGCATTTTGCTGCATTCATTCAAAATAATATGAACAAATTAACTTCTCGTAAAGAGCGTGGAGTTATTCAAGGTGATGGTAATGAACGATAACGTATCAAAACCTTCTCACTATCAATTCAATAGTGAATGTAATGAAGTAAGGGATGTTATTAAGGATAGAATAGCAGGTGTAGTTAAAGCTTATGATGGACAAGGGGCAGAGCTAGCTTATGACTATTCTAATGCTATCAAATACCTCTTACGTTGGTATGCAAAGAATAGAGTAGAGGATCTAAGAAAAGCTAGGTTCTGTATTGATTCAATGTTACAGGAGTTATGTGGTGAAGAAAGTACTAGAGACTAAAGACCAGTTAATTAGGTATATAATTACATATAAACCACCGGATGAATTTATTAGAGAAAGGCTGACAGTTATTAGATTTGACCATTATAAAGAAGAATGGACCTGGGCTAAAGGGCAATTAATGGGATGTAGTTTAGACCTGTTAATTAACATTATTAATGAATTAGAGAATTATTATGGAAGCTGATTTTGCCATAAATCCGGGGATTAGTCCTATTTTAACAAATCAAGTTAATAAAATAGCTGGATTTAATTGTGTACGTAGTTGTAATATTGCACAAAATAATTATGGACGTGATACGCTATGGAATATACAATATGTTGATGATAGGAGAACACAGATTAAAGTTGATAGTAGTATATGTAATCTTAGTTTAGTTAATCAAGATGATATTAATACAATTAATAAAATGATTAAACATAGAATTATTAATCCATGGGTAGCCAAACTAGACCTAGAGCAAGCAATCAGATATGGAGTATTTAATGAATAAAGCTTTATTAATAGCTCAACAAAAGAAAGCTGAAATGAAAGCTAATGGTGAGAAGGTAGTACATAAAGACTTCTACCAGAAAGCAAAAGAAAATCCTAAGTCAAGGTCAATAGCTATCTATGCTAAATGTTGGGATTGTGCCGGCGGTGGTGCAGATGGTAAGAAAGAAACTAAGATTACAATTCAAACATGTCAATCATTAAATTGTCCATTACATAATTTTAGACCATACAAATAATGAAGCTACAAGAAAAGCTATAAAGAAGGGATGTGAATGAGTAATCAAATTACAGCAAAGATAATTGCAGATAGTATTTCACAGAGTGGTATTCGTTTAACAACAATTGAAACTCAAGCCCCTAAGTTTATTGATGCTGAGTTTGAAAAGCACAGGATGTTGTCATCTAATTCTTCTTCATCTAGAGCTATTCCATTTGGTCCGTTGAAAGAAATGTATACTCCAGAAGATATTAGAAAGAAACAAAAAGGAATGCAAGGATATGAGCAAATTGAAATAAGAGATCGTGGAAGGTTTAAATTCGATATAGAGAGTTATTATGATGATCTTCAAGTTATGTTACATGAATATGAAAACATAATCCACAAACAACACTTAAATCGTTACCTAGAACCATGGATGTTACAGAAGAAAATTGTAACAGCTACGGAATGGGATAACTTCTTTAAGTTACGTTTAGCTAAGGATGCTCAACCAGAAATACAAGAGCTGGCTAGATGTATGAAAGAAGCGATGGATGAGAGTACCCCTGAAGTATTAAAACCAGGAGAATATCATTTACCTTATATTAATATATTTGAAGAGTTGAATGTTAATAATGTAGGTATTGAGAATGCAATTAAATGTTCAATAGCGAGGTGTGCCCGTGTTTCTTATAATAACCATGATGGAAGTCAGCCAGATATTAACAAGGATATTGAATTGTACAACTTCTTATTATCTTCCGGTCATATGTCACCTTTCGAGCACTGTCTAACTCCTATGAAAGAATCACATCTTACTGAGAGTAGGCTAAAGGCTGGTAAAGACTGGGAAAGAGGGACTACCCATCTAGACAGGGATGGTAGATATTGGAGTGGAAATGCAAGGGGATGGCTACAATGGAGACAAATAATTGAACAGTAACACTTTAGCCTATATTGCAGGGTATTTTGATGGGGAGGGGTGCATTAGGATAGTTCAAAACAAACGAGATAATGGATTTGGTATACATGTATTTATTACAAATACTCATAAGCCATTTTTAGAACGAATGAAAGATTTTTTTGGAGGAACGGTTTCTGTTAGAAATAAATCTAATGAGAATCATAGATCCATTTATCAATGGAGGATTTCAAATAAAAAAGCAGCCAATAATTTCTTAAAGCAAATCGAACCTTATTTATTTGAAAAGCAGCCACAGGCCAAGCTAGCAATTAACTTTTGTGAATTACCTGACCTATATGGGAATGGATATAAAAAAGCTAATCCAGGGTTGAGAGAAATAAAGATAGATTTAGCTAAAAAGATATCTGAATTAAAGAAAATTGATTATGGTTTAAAAATTGAGGAATAAACAATGGATTATTATTTAAATAGAGTAATTTGTGATGTCTTTCATGAAATGAGAAAATGCAATGAAACTAAAAACTTTTCTTATTTAGAGGGATTAATTGAAGAAGCTCAATCTATGGCTAATCGCATGGAAAACGGGCTTGGTAAGAAAAAACAAATTGAAGAGATTGAGAAGCGTTGGTTAAAAGCTAAAGAAAAATCAAAGTTTCTTTCTGCACTAGAAGAAAAGGAGAAAGAATTAGAAAATGAATAAGCATTCATACCCACAATATGGCGAATTTATTGCGCTTTCGCGCTATGCTAGATGGCTTCCTAATGAGAATCGGAGGGAATCTTGGAGCGAAACTGTTTGTAGATTGATGGATTTTTGGGAGAATAGGTTTCCAGATAGTGTAAAGGGTATTAGATCAGAATTACAGCAAGCAATTTATGATCTAGAAATTATGCCCAGCATGAGATCTTTAATGACAGCAGGTGAAGCATTAAATAGAGATGAAGTAGCAGGATATAATTGTTCTTATGTTGCCATTAATAGACAACGTGCTTTTGATGAATTAATGTATATCCTTATGTGTGGAACTGGAGTAGGTTTTAGTTGTGAACGTCAAGAAGTGAGCAAACTACCAACTATAGCTGAGGAAATGTACGAGAGTGAAACGTCAATCGTTATTACAGATAGCAAAATCGGTTGGGCTACTGGATTTAGAGAACTCCTCAGCCTTCTTTACTCTGGTAAAATCCCGAAATGGGACTTGTCTAAGATTCGCCCCGCAGGTGCCCCACTCAAAACATTTGGAGGCAGGGCATCGGGTCCAGAACCATTAGATGATTTATTTAATTATTCTGTTAATTTGTTCCGTAATGCTACTGGCCGTAAGCTTACATCTATTGAAGTGCATGGCCTTGTTTGTAAAATTGCAGACATCGTCGTTGTCGGCGGGGTAGAGGCAAGAAACTAAGCCTTTCAGTTTTAAATCTGATAGAGGAGAAATCCTATGGAAAGAGTAATCGAGTACACAGATAAGGGTAGTAAAAAACATTGTAGAGTATTTGATAAAATTGAGAATAATTTCACTGCTTATTTAATTGGATATATGGCTTGTGATGGGGGTTATATTAATTCTAAATACCCTTTTATGATGGTAAGCAGCACTGAAGAACATATTATTAATCATTTCAATAATAGGTATTGCCCTGATAGGGTTGTTTATAATGTAGGTAAAAAATCTTCAAAAAAGGTTACAGCTAGAAATAATGTATTTGAACTAAGATTTCCAGCTAAAATGAACCACTCTTTTAATAAGTTTGGTATATTTAAATATAAGAAAGATAGAAGAATTGTTGGGATTAAACAAGACTTCCTTTTGCCTTATCTTGCTGGATGTATAGATGCCGATGGGTTTATAACCGTCACTAATAGAAAAGATTGTAGAACACCAAGATTACGCTTTTTTATTACACATGAAAGTGAACTATTTTTAAGTGATCTTCAATCAATTTTTGAGAGATTTAATGTACCTACGACATTAAGGCAGCATGGTGATAATGTCTGGAGACTTCAAGCTCAAAACACAGAGAAGAACAAGCCCTTCTTGGATAGTTTAACACCTTATTTGAAGAATGTGAAGAAAAATACAATGTTAAATAATTACCTAGTTAAATACTACGAGCCCCAAGCGTCGGATGAATTGCTGGAAAGTGAAAACCAATCAGCAGCCAAGCCTCATGATGAGGAAGGTTCAGAGACTAAGTGAATATGGAAATACAAACACTAAATAGCGTCCGATACATTAAATGTAAAGATATAGTCCAAATAGTCGTAGAAGTGCATTAATCAGTCTCTCTAATCTTAGTGATGATAGGATGCGTCATGCTAAGTCTGGTCAGTGGTGGGTAGACCATAAAGAATATGAACTAGCTAATAATTCTGTAGCTTATACAGAAAAGCCAGATGCTGAAACATTTATGAGAGAATGGCTTGCCTTAGTGGAGAGTAAAAGTGGAGAACGTGGCATCTTTAACAGAGAAGCGAGTAAAAAACAAGCTGAGAAAAACGGAAGAAGAAATGCAGAGTTTGATTTTGGAACAAATCCATGCTCTGAAATTATTCTCCGAGACAGGCAATTTTGTAACCTCTCAGAAGTTGTGGTTAGACATAGTGACACGATGGACGACCTTAAAAGGAAAGTACGAGCTGCTACAATCCTTGGTACACTTCAAGCATCATTAGTAAATTTCCGTTATCTTTCTAAGAAGTGGAAAGAAAATACAGAGGAAGAAGCATTACTTGGTGTATCACTAACTGGTATTATGGATCATCCTGTGTTAAATGGTAGTAGTACATGGACAGTAAGTGGTACTGGTGAATTACCAAGAAACTTAGAAGAGTTTTTAGAAGAGATGCGTAATGAAGCAATTATTACAAATAAAGAGTGGGCTGCTAAACTTGGGATTAACCCTGCTGCCGCTATCACTTGTGTTAATGAATTAGCACCCACATTAGGTAACTAATGATGGATAACCCTGTGAACTGCTGGAAACCTAAGTCGAAAGATATGGCAATCAGCAGCCAAGCCTCTAATGAGGAAGGTTCAGAGACTATCCGTGAAGACGGAGTACACAACAAGTGTTGTGGAAGTGCAGGGCCTCTTACTAAAGAGGAAGATATAGTCCGATCCCCAGAGAAATCTGAGGGCAGTGTAGCTAATTATAAGGTTTATTATCTAGTAAGTAGATCTACTAAGTGGTATTATATCGGTATCACTAAAAACAAGTTACAAACTAGATTAAATCAGCATAAATCTTGTGCAAAAGGGGGCGTTAAATCCCCTTTATATGACTGCATGAGAAAGTATAATGATTTTATTATTGTGTTAAAAGATGATAGTTTAACTCATCAAGAGTGTTGTGAAAAAGAAATCACTCTAATTGAAGAAGCTAGAAATTTAAAACATAATATCCTTAATTTAGCTAAAGGCGGTGAAGGTGGTTTTGTGGTACAGGACGTTGAAGGTTGGAAAAAGAAGTTAAGGTCTAAACGTCAAGGTAGAAAACCAGCTTTAGGTATGAATCATACTGATGAAAATAAACGTTTATTTTCTAAAGTTTCTAAAGAATATTGGGCAAAACAAGACACATATTGTGCAGAAGAAATTTTAAAATATTCTTTTAAAGAAGCTAAGAGAAAGTTTGGAATCAGTAAAACTCATTACTACCGCCTAAAACGGGCATCAGGTAACGACTGATGTTGAACTTTTGTAAGCCTTCCGGTACTGTCTCTCAGTTGGTGGACAGCGCTAGTGGCATTCATTCTCGTCACTCTCCATACTATATTAGAACTGTACGAGCTGATAAAAAAGATCCATTAGCAAAGTATATGACTGATGTTGGATTTCCTGTAGAAGATGCACAGAATAAGCCTGATAGTGTATCTGTATTTAGTTTCCCTATTAAATCTCCAGAGAATTCTATATTTAGGGATGATAGAACAGCTATTGAACAGTTAGAGCTTTGGTTAACATATCAAAGGCATTGGTGTGAACATAAACCCTCTATTACTGTATATGTAAAGGATGAAGAATGGATGGAAGTAGGAGCATGGGTTTATAAATATTTTGATGAGATTAGTGGAATTAGTTTTCTTCCTCATTCAAATCATACATATAAACAAGCCCCTTATCAAGAAATTAGCGAAGAAGAATATAATACTCTTTTAGAAAATATGCCTAAAGATGTTGATTGGTCTAAATTAGGAGATTATGAAAAGGAAGATCACACCAAAGGTGTCCAAACATATTCATGTACTGGAGGAGTTTGTGAAGTCGTTGACCTCTGAGGAAAAATTATTAGAAGAGGTATTGGAAGAACTTAATCCCAAACCTAAACCTACAGTAGAAGATTTTAGAGCTGCTGCTAGAGAGAAGTTTGGAGAATGGTTATCTAAAGAACTAGACAGACGAATGTTAGAGAGATTTTCAGATGAAAAAGATATTCAATCAATGCAAAAATGTTTTTATTCTACAGAAGCTAGACCCTACAACTGGAATAAAAGAGATTAAGGGGGTATATAAAACTAAGATAGAGGCAAAGAAAGAAAGGAGAAAAAGCCTTAGTCTCAGAGAGTTAAATAAGTTTGGATTATTCCCTAGTGATATTATGCCTATTACTCAATGGAATGTAATTGATACATGGTGGGAAAGGAAGAAAAAAGCTAATGACACATCAACCACCAGACCAACTAATGAAGAATGGGAGGCCGCAGAAACATACGAAGATATTAGATATAGAGAAGAAGATAAACAAAAGATTAATGTAAATACTGGAGAAATTATTAAATGAAGATTTCTTTTTTTGGACAGAGAAACTTTAAAAACGATAGTTTTATCAAAGAAAATATTGATAGGCTATTAAGTGAAATGGCAGAACACCGTAATGAATGTGTTACAGTATTATGGGGAGGCGCACAGGGAGCACAAACTATTGCTTATGATTATTTAAAGACTGAATATGATACAGTGAAGTTTAAACCTTGGACAACTGTTTCTAGGAAATTATATAAAGAGGAGTCACAAAAAGGTAAGTTTGATAATAATTATTTCTTTCTTCGTAACATTCAAATTGTAGATAATTCAGATTTAGTTGTTATTTTTGATAATGGGGAGAAAGACAGTGAAGTAGATAAAGTAAAAGAGTTGGTAGAAAAGAAAGGTATTCAACATATTATTTTTGAGGATAAAGAATGAAAGACCATACACAGCTTAAAAATATGAAAAGTCTAGATATATTAGGTCATCAAATTGTAGCTAGATTGGATGTAACACCTAGTATGGTAGTGTGTGTTCGTAGGGATGGTGCTATTATTGCTTTTCAATATGACCCAGAAACTGGACAGGATACACCACCACAAGTTGTAGGTTGGTTTGAAGATTTAGATAAAGAATTTGAAGAAGGTTTGTATGATGGATGGATTGATGAACAACTTAACGCTCTAAGAGGAAATGACAAATGGTAAGAAATCTGATTCGACGTAAGAAACATCGTGCTAAAACTAAAGAAGATTTATTTGGTGTATCTTATTATCGTGAATGGTATACAGAAGATGCTGTCCTACAATACCTTGATCCTTCAAGTGGTGAATGGACTGATGTAGAGACAGTTGTAGATGAGGTTGAAGTAGGTTAACTTCAGACAGGCACAAGGACGTGCTTATTTAACTTTTGATTCTAATATAATAATCCTTTCTTTATTACTTTCCGATAATTTACGACTTTCTTTAATTAATGTTTCATGCCTTTTTCCATCTTGTGCTGTAAATCTCCCTCCCATTGTAGCTTGATTCTTAATCCAAGCAACATCATTTATTAACACTGATAATTCACCAGTAACAGTAGATAAGTTATCCCCCACTTTGAATAAGAATAATGAAATAAAGGATAACCACCCCACCATTAATATTGCTATGCCAATAGCAAATGATTTAGCTAGTAGACCTACGGTCACATTTCCATTCAGTATTGGATCACTCATCTTTTAAAACCCTTCTGTTAATGTTTTTGTTCTTTTTTCACTTAAAACTTTTAACCTTTGATGCATTTCCTTTGCTAATTCAACCCTTTCTAAATTAGAAGTATTATGATCATTTATCTTTTTCTTATAATACTGACGTAGTTTACTTTCTTCATATTTAAATCTTTTTAAAATATTTATTTTATTTTCTTGTGGATCAAATTGTCCCATAGTAAGACCAAAACCAGAGAATACATCCTGTACCCAGGTCTTATCATTAGTTCCGTATTTATTTAATGTTTCTCCTTGAATCTGATCATACATATTTTTCACAATACCATGACTTCCTAAGAATGGAGGCATAGCTAGGGTCCAATTATAAGCTAACCTTTGCATAAATCTATCAGAAGCTGGAGCGCCTTCTTGTACAATTTCTTTTTGTGTAAAGGGGTCTTTATTAACCAATAACCAGCTCATAATTGATGGAATAGGTCCACCTAATACACCTAAATCTCTCATAAGTATATCAGCAGCTACTTCATCAATTTTACCTTCAGCAATTCCTCTTTTCATTTTTAATGCCATATCAGCAAAAGGTGCCCACGGGAATAGATATGAAGCATCAAATGTGATTAATTTACCATCATCAGATTTAATAGGCATAACAAAGAAGGAGGATTTATCTGCCTGATGTTGTGGTAGAGTTTTTAATGCTTCTTCATACTCTTCTTCATCAAAATCCGACATAGAGAGGATTGCTTGAGCAATGAGATAAGGGGCCATATAGTATTTAAGCATCTTGTGAGGATACTTTAATGTCCCTTTAGCTAAAGCAGGAAATGATTTATAAATAAAGGTGAAGAATGGAGATCCCATAGGGGTTCTACGTAATACACGTAACCACTCAGGAACCTTAGAATAATCAAATATAGACTCATTAGCATGTCTAGCAGCGTTTAATAACAGAGAGTCTTTATCTTCATTACTAAGCCGTTCTAATTTAGTATTATTTTGTTTTTCCCACCGCTGCACATAATCTCTCATAGAGACAGTTTTAAATAATCCTTCAAGAAGTCCATGCCCATGGGCTGATTTTTCAGCTAACCATAATAGTTTATCCTGTGCCCACCAAAGACCACGAATAGGGGAATGAGGCTTTTCTTTTCTTTTTAATTCCTGTTTAAATCTGATTTTAAAATCTTGTTCCATATTGTACATTTCAGACGCAGAAAACGTAGTAGAAAATAATCCATGCTTTTTAGCATAATCAACCCATTTAGTGTTTTTACCACTCATAATATTTGTAATCTCTTCTCCAATCATTTTAGAAAGAGTAACAAAATTAGTAGAGGTAGAAAAATCTAAAAGCATTCCATTACCAGCAGTATTTCTAACCCAACTTCCTGGATTTAAACCAACCTTACCAGTCTTCCAAAATTGAGTTAATTTTTCAAGGGTTCCACCAGGAGCAACTAACTTAGTAATAGCATCTTGATTAGTTAAACTAATTTCTTTTGCACTATCAATAATATCATCATAGATTTCTTTATGCATCCATGATCCGGCTAATGGACCTAACCAAGTATCTTTATGACTAGTTTTTACATACTTCTCCTTCATAGTAGATCTTACAAGCTCTGGTGTAATCTCTCTTCCACTTTCAACCCCTGTCTTTTCCATTTCATCCATAATATTCCTAATAAGGGAGTTTTCTAGATTATCTCGAAGAACAGTAAGGGTTTTTAGATCATCTTCTAGAATTTGTCTAGCTTGGTCGGATATATTTCCTACTGAAAGGTTTAGTTTAATTTCATCCATTCTTGCTTCAATGGTTTGGAAATTAAACTCTTTCCCTTTAAACTCAATACTTTCAGGATGAAGGAACCAACCAAGCCCTTTGTGTTGATCATTTAAGGATTTTAAGTTATGATACCATTCGGTTAGAGCTACGTCACGTCCAATTGTTCCTAGTGTATCAGGTACAATTAAAGCAGGGTCAATTACTTCGCCTTTTAATTCTCTAGCTAATTCAGTAACATTATGTTGTTTCTTTAGATAGTTCATAAAAGATGGGCGTTTAGCACCACCTTTATATAAATCTTGATTAATTACAAAATCTAAATATAATGTAGGAAGATAAGCTCCTTTATTTTTTTGGTAGACACTTTCTTCCATTAAACCTAAATCAACTAATTTTTGACCCAAATCTTTAATACTTTGTTTAGCTTTTATGGTAGCATCAATTGCTTTCTTAGCTCTAATTTTATTTTTAGCATGTGTATGATAATTGTTTAAATCATCCATATTATCAGTAGGATCTAAAAAATAATCCTTGAATATTTGTTGTTCACTGGCAGTTAGTTTTAATTTCTTAAATAAATTAAAAAATTCTCTAGCTTGATCTTGATATCTCTGGATATCCCCACGCCTTGGTAGTTCAGATTTTTCATATAGTTTCTGACCACGAACAGTAGTGAAATGAGTAAGCCACTTAAGCCTCTTGTCTTTATGGATGATATCAAAGACACGGTTAATCTTATCTCTCCAAGCTTCTATATGTGTATTATTAGACTCTCTGATAGCAGTAGTGTCTTTTCTACTATCTTTAAACCCAGCAGCTTGATTAGCTTTCTTTACTCCATCTTGCATATCAGAAATATAATCACCCTTTATTTCAGGCTCTTTAATAAAGTCTACTTGCTCACCAACAGGTTTAGCATCTTTTACAGAATAGCCTTCTCTGCCAATTGTATAGTTATAAGAGTTTTGTACAATATCTAATAAATCCTTTTCTGTTAGCATTTCTTTACTAACACCAAGTTTCATTAATATATGACGAATTTTATTAACAATCCTATTTAATAAAGCATTATCAGATTTAGTAAGATCACCACCAAGAAACTTTTCTCTAGCTAGCTCAGAAACATATTCTTCCATTCTTCTTCGTTGGTAATCATTATCAGCTTCCCATTCCCTTTTAGGATAATTTACAGCAGATATCCGTTTATCCATTTCATTTACAATATTAGGATTATTTAAAGCAGAATCCAATACTCTAGTAACTTGTGGACCTAGGGTCTTATTTAATCCATAATGACCAGTTAATTCGTGGATGAGAGCACCCTTCACCTGTTGAATATTATTAAACTTATCTAAATTGATATATACCTCTGGATTAGCAGTATCTTTACCATAAATAAAAGCATTAGGGTTATTCTGCTCAATATGTCTCCTTAAGTGTGAGGGGATTTTATCTTGAACGGTGTCTTTTCTGTAGAAAGAAAAAGCAATATTATCTAATAAAGGGTTCTGTTTTAAAAAATTAAAGATTTGAGGAACTTTTCTTTCTATAGATTCAGGGGATTCCTTCTTTGGAATCTTTACTTTACCAAAAGTATGATATCGAGCTTCATCAGTTTCAAAACTTGTAAGAGTATATTCATCTCCTGTGATTGGATCTGGAACAGTAGTATCAAGAATACCACCCTTCATACTGTCTACTGATCTAGGAGTAATAGGTTCAGCAGCAGGATCTTCAACCATTACTCCATCTTGGTCAAGGAAAAAACCTTCAGTTTCTGTAGCTTCTACTGGCTCTCCATCGGAAGTAGTATGGGTAGGTGTAAAAGGCTTTGGTTCTTCCACAACTGTAGGTTTTTCTACTATTTCCTGGGGTTGTGGCTCCTCTTTAGTAACAATCCACTGACCATCTTGCTCAACTACATCAGCTCCTAATTTTTTAGCAGTGTCCTTGGCTTCTTTCTCTGTAGGGAAGATAGCCTTAAAGCTTGTAACTTTTTCTAGATCAGTTGGGTCTACTGCAGGGATCTCTTCCTTTACTGTTGGCTCCTTTTCAGCAACTGTTGGTTCTTTCTTTGCCCCAGGCTTTTCTTCTTTCTCAGCTACTTTCTCTTTTTCTAATTTAGTTTCAACATTTTCAATATCCTTCTTATTTAGACCAAAATGGTCAAACATATCCTCCACCTCTTGAACATCAGTAGGTTTAGGGTTATCAACCATAATATATTTCTTAACTAAATAATCTTGAATAGCTTCTCGTTGTTTATCATCTCCTTTAACATAACCAACCTGAGCTTCAGCAATATCCTTATTATTATATAATACCTTTTCTCCCTCAATACGAGATCTAGTGAGATTAGTAATATTACTATAGTCTTGTAATTCTGCTACTTTTTGTTTAGATTGTTTAGCTAATAAAGCAGCTTTACCATAATTAGATAATGGGTCGATTTCATATCCATCCTCTGATATAATAACATCAGCTTTAAGGGGATCTTCTGTAGCCCCTCTCATCTTATAACCCATACTATTTAATAATAAACCAGCTACAAAACCAGCACTACCACCAACCCCTGCAGCTTCACCTACACTATCCATTAATGCTCTTTCAGGGTCATATCCTACTGATGTCTTAGCTATAAAGTTTTCACCAATAGATTGAAAACCTTCTTGTAAAGCTTCTTCACCACCTTGTTTTGCAGCTCCAACGACAGCATCCCTAAAACTACTAACTTTATTTGGACCTAACACTCTACCCAATGCTCTAGTAATTGGCATAGCTTCAGTTAATCCAAGTAAAGCTCCCTGCCCAGCAGCAGCTAATCTATCTTCAGGGCTAGCTCCAAAAGCACCAGCTTCTTCATACTGACTACTGGCACCTAAACCAGCACCCATAGCAGTAGTAGCAGTAATTGCACCACCTTTTACTACTCCCCCAGCAAAACCACCAGCAAAGAAAGCACCAATTTGACCTAAAGCTTCTGCAGTTTTTCCCGAAAAAGATTCTTCAATTTTAGGATCAACTTTACCAGGAGTAAAAAATTCTTCAATATCTTCTCCTAATTGATAAGCGCCTGTTTCTTCAGCAGGTGTATCAGTAATAGCTTCTTGAAGAACACCTAGTGATTTGGGTAATCCAGCTAATCCTTTACCAAAACCTTTACCTACTTGTGAAACATATCCACTAAAGCCAGTAGCTACAGTAGGATCTTTATCGTCTTCAATTGGCTTACCAAGAGGCATAGTTATTTACCAACCTTATTTGCAATTACATTTTCAATCCATTCATCAGTAGCTCCAGGAATACGTTGTAGTAAATACCTCTTCATCTCTGTTGGAGTTTGCTTCGTAACATCTAAGCTGGCTACTACATCTTTAATAATAGCTCTTTTTTCTTGTTCTGTAGCTAATTGAAACCTAGAACGATCAATTTCAGTTTGTGCTTTTCTTCTAGCTATTTGACTAGCAATATCCTTTTCTTTTGCAGCAGCTTCAAATTCTTTAATACCAAGTTCCCCAAAAGCTTTCCTTCTCTGCCTTTCTTCCTTAGCCATATCCAACCCAAATTCTCTTCTAGTTTGCTGTTGTTCAGCTATATCCTTAGCTACCTGTCTTGCTAATGTAGCTCCTGCAGCAGCACTAGCTTGTGCAACTCTAGCCTTTTCTGCTTCAGCCCCAAGTCTAGCAGTTTCAATTTCTGGTTCTCCAGCTAACACCCGTAACTGTCCTTCAATAATAGCTTTATCTTCTTCAGCCTCTGGTCTACCAAAAAATCTATCTGATGCTAATCTTTTTCTAGCAGCTTCGATTTGTCTATTAGCTTCATATTTACGTAATGTTACGGCTTCTGCTGCTCTAGTTCTAGCTATCTTATCGGCCTGTTTAGCTCTAAACTCGTTTAAGAATTCTTGTTCACTAGTAGTAGGGGCAAAAGATACACCTGTTCTACCCTCTAATTCCCTAGCATTTCTTCTTGTAGGGACAATCCTATCTCCACTAAGAGTGAATGCACCTTGCCTATTTAAATCACCTGGAGATTGAGATCTACGATAATCTAAATATGCACTTAGTCCCTCATCCCTAGCAGCTACATTTTCAATAGGCTCTGAAGGAGGAATACCAGGGACTGGTTTACCTTGAGCAGCAAGCCCTTTCTTAATATCTTCGGTAGTTAATAGACCTGAATCTTTAGCTCCTGTTCCAGATTGTACAGCAGATCCAGTAGTATCTTGACCTTTGGTGTTTACGCCTCCTTGATTACGTTGATTATTCCCTACTGATACAGGAGAAGTAATATCAGTAGTTGGATTGAGGATAGAAAGTCCACTCAAAGCTTCACTAGCTGCCATTTTAGATCTAATTAAGTTTTCCCCAGCTCCTTGTAAAAACTTAACTGCTCCTGTAGCTAACCCTGTTAAAGCTTCAGTTCCAGAACCTGTTGGAGTATAATCAACAGGATCTTCTCCATAATCAAGTCCACTAGCTAAATTAGATATTTTTCTATTTACTGGATCAACAAAATCTCTTTTTAAGCTAGCACCGGCTTGATCAACAGCAGGACCGATTGCATCACCTAACTTTATATGTAAGAGATATGGATCTACATCTCCTCTCCTGATAGGTAATGAAGGAGGTATAGGTGGATTTTCAACTAGATCAGATATTCCATCAATAACACCTTCTACTAAAGGTTTCCTATAAGGACCTTTACCTAATCTTTTCTTTTCGTCAGACATTATCCTATCCTATTAAGCACAACTAAAGTTAAAGTCGTGTGATGTTTGATCTTGGGAAGATAGAGAAGCACCAACACTAACCGCAGATAGAGCCGATGATGCAAGACTACCTTGTACATTAGCAATTGTTTTTAATCTGTCTAATTCTAGTGTAGTAGTACGTAGAAGGTTCTCAATATTAATCTGAGCTGATTGTAGATTTAATTCTGCTTCTGCCCTTCCTTCTTGAATAGCCATATTATATCTTGCTTCATCACTACGAGTTCTAGCTTCTTCCTGACCAATCTCTGTAGCATAAATCTTAGACCTAGCATCGTACACTAAAGCACCAGCTCTAATTCTATCAATTTCTGTAGAAATTTGAGCTTTATATTTATCAATAGAAGCAACATATCTCTCTAGCTCTTGATTTTGCCAAGCAATCTCAATTTCCTTACGCTTCGCCTCCAAGTCAGTTTCAGCTTGATAAGCCTTAATCTCAGCAGAATATGCATCCACTTCAAGTCTATATAAATCCGCCTTTGTAATCTCAGCTTTAATCTGTTCAGCATAAGCCTGTACTTCAATAGCATTGGCATTATGTTCTTCTGCATAAGCTCTAACCCTAGCAGTGAAAGCATCCATTCTAGTTTTATCTACTTCTACTTGTGCCTGCACACCAGCTAATTGCCCTTTATATATTTCAATATGAGTAAGGACAGATTGTAATTGAGAGTTATAAAGATTTATAACTTGGTTATTAACTTCGCTTACTAACCTTTGAGCATCAATTTCAGCTTTAAATGTTTCTAGTCTAGATAACTCAGCTTCAATGCGTGTTCTATATACATCTGCTTCCACTTTAAAAGCTTGATATTGAGCATTATATAAAGTGATTTTAGCATTAAATACTTCTACTGTAGATTGAAATGCATATCTAGCTGTCTCAAAAGCTCTTTGCATTCTTTCATTGAAAAGAGTAATAAGTACATTCTCAAGAGCAATACCCTGTTGAATAGCAAAATGAAGATTGGTTTGCTCCATTTCTGCAGCCTTAATAGCAATCTCTCTCGCTAATTCAGATTCTTTATTTTTAATTTCTTGGTTAATCTCCTGCATAACTTTATTATATGCACCAGGAGGATAGGAATAACCTCTACTAGAAAATCTATTCTCAGCCTCTTCTATAGATCTTTTAGCACTCTTGCTCTCTTGCGATCTAGCTCTATCCCAAATAGCATTCCAAATTCTAGTTGGTAAACCAGTACCACCTTCTAACCAAGTTCTAATATTTGCTGTGACATCAGTTAATAAATCAGTAGAATAACTCTCTTCTGTAAAGGAAAAGGTGTCACTAGGAGCTTGGGGTACATTGGTGGGAGCAGTTGCTGAAAATGTAGGAAGATCTAGAGTAGGGGCAGTAGGAAGATCAATATCAGTTAGTGATGGGACTGATGGAATTAAACTATCAACATCAGGAGCATCTGGAACAGTTACATCATCAATAGTGGGGGCATCACCAGGAGCTGTAGGAGAAGTGAGTACTGGTTTAGCTGGAAAATGGAGGGAAGGAAGTTCTCCTTCAAAGTCAGGGATGTTTCTAAAATTAGGTGCTCCAATTTCAGGAAGAATACCAAGAACAGGCTCTAAGAATTGAGAAAAATTAGCATCAATATCTGGAAGATCTGGAGCCTCTTGGTATGAGAAAGGAGAGCCAAGATTACCATCAACAGAGAAATTTACTGAAGTTTCATTAAATACAATTTCTAAATCAGAGAGATCTTCAGTGAGAGTATAGGAATTTGAAAATGCTTGATTAGCATAATTATTCCATTGATTGATTTTCTCTTCTACTAATTCAACAGCAGTAGAGGGTGTAAGTACATTACAAGACATTAGTAGATTCTCCTACTGAGCACCACTGGAAAAAATTCAATACTTTCCATTTCAAAGTCTCCACCATCTCGGTTAACTAATTCAAATTGAAACCATCTTCCCTTTACACCCCTAGACAACACAAATCTATCAGTATCAGCAGTGTCTTTAGTCCTGGTTAAAGAGTACCAAACTTCTTTTTTATTTCCTTGTTCATTTGTATATACTTTTAATACTAAATCACCATCACTTGTATATCCAAGATAACATTCAGGGATAGTTTTATAGTTAGTAGTATTAAAATCCATCATCCCAGTTTCTACTTGAGCTTGGATATTACTTCCTTCATCATCATCTCCTTCTAATAAATAAATACCATCTGAAGCAGAAGCTAAATAACTATTTCTAAACTCACCATAAGAATCAAATGGAAAATTATTATATTCAGAAACACCTCTATTAGCAATATTAGTAACTACAGAGAGATATGTAACATCTTGTATATTTAAACTACCAACAAAAGATATTCCATCTTCTAACAGTCCTAACAATACTTGTGAAGGATCATTAGATTCAGAGATATCTACAGTTTCTGAATTAGTAGCATAAAAAACTAAATGATTTGTTCCACTATCTGATATTCCAATAGTATCACTTAATAAAGCCTCTAAAACACTTTGGACAGATTCAGCAATTGCAAGAGTTTCTGTAATAGTGTCATCAAAACCCCTAAGCATTGTATCTGCAATAGAGATAATTACACTAACAGCTTTAACGTAAGAATAAAAAGCTTCAGCAGAAGGAGCAATACCAATCTTATCTGAAAGTGAAAGAATAATATCTAAGTAGCGTTCAGGGGTAGCATCTGTAAGAGCTAACACCTCAGTTAATACAGGTTCATACACAGTAATTAAACTATCAGAAAGCTCAATATTATCTTCAAGGATAGATGATACAACTACTAATGTACTTGAAGAAGTATCTACAAACCCAACAGTTTCAGCAAGAAAGTAACCAACTTCATCTACTAATGTATCACTAATCCCTACACTGTCAGGACCAGCAGTTAATACCATAATAGATTCAGACCCTAATAAACTATCTACTGAAGAAATAGTATCAGAAACAGTGCCAATTAGGTATCCATATTTACCAGCGTTGTAGTGATTTTCTACTTCACTAGCTGTAAGAGCATCATTAAATATAGAAACATCATCAATAGTTCCTTGGAAGAAGTCACCCCCAGTTGAACGTCTACCACCAATCCTAAATGGTTGGGCATCAGCATCATCAATACTTCCAGTATAAGTGGCTGTTGATCCAACTACACCATCTACATAGATAGTTAAGGAACCCCCTGTTGCACTACCGGTGTGAACACAGACATAATGATGGTAGTTAGTGTCAGTAATAGTATTACTGCCTACAGCACCAACCCACGTACCATTACTATGGGAAATATGGAAAATAGGATAATCAGAGGCTGCAAAGTCTAAAGAATAATTTGTTCTTACATAAGAAGCATCACCCTTACCAAATATCCACTCTACTGTTGCAGTTCTATTTCTCTTAGCCCACAACTCAATTGTAAAAGAATCAGTTTCAGCAAAAGTTAAATTGGCATGGTCTGCAACTTCAACATAACCAGAAGATCCATCAAAATAACAAGCATTATCACTATCCCCGTAGATAGCACCTGTTTGGCTCTGAGTGTACGTACCATTATATGTGCCATTAAGTGAACCTTCACTATCCGTAGCAGTGGAAGTTGTATCGTTTAATCGCCAGAAATTCTGATGATTTAAACTTTTAGCTAACTCATCTGTGTAAAATGACATTTAGATTCTTCCACCGTAAACAAAACTGTTACTGATTTTATCAATTAAATTACCACCTTCACTGGTGTATTCATATCCCAAATCTGGTCCCTTATAACAGAATACAATATTGTCTTCATGGCTTTCTTTATAATGTACTTCTGAGTATGAACAAGGATCAGTTAATGTAGCTATAAAATAACCATACCATCCATACCAGTCTAATCTCCCTGAAGTCCCACCATCGGGTAATTTAATATCATACATAGTATTATAGTCTCCTGTACCTGCATACTTATGATCAGAGTATACATCATGTTTTTCAGTACCAAATGCAGAAATATCTAATTTAGTTATTCTTAATGTTCCTGTTTCACTTGTAACTGTTCCGTTCCCCCCATAAACACAATTCCATTCAATAGACTGACCAGCGAAATTACAGTTCCATTGGTGGGGAACATCATATGATGCACATGCTAATTCATCTGGATGTGGTACTTCTGGACTTCCATGAGAAAGATTATTACAATACTTCGCTTGATCTGAGCTTAGAATAAGTTGCCCACCAGTCATCTGATATGTGGTTCCAGAGAAAGAAGCATATTCATATCTATATCTTCCAATATAAGCTGCTTCACTATCATCATAAGGAATAATCAAGGATTGTCTATGATCTTCTGCTTGATCTTGGGTATATGTTACATATTTACCTAAAGCAGAAACCTTCCTATACCAGTTAACAGAAGAGGGGGCCGGAACACATCCACCAGGACTACATGGTTCACTAGAGGGGCAATCAGAACAATCAGCAACACCTGTATCTTTTATCCAGTCAGTCTTTGATGTTCCACCATGGCTTACATTATCCCACCCCATTCCATTATTAGTAATGGTTTGATCAACATAATCTATGGCCAAATCTCCCTTTACATAAAATCCATAATCATAATACCAAGTACTTGTACTATTCTCTTGAAGTTGTACTTCACCTGGACCGCACCCTACAGTAGTACCAATATCCTCTCCATTGCCAACAATCCTGGAATTATCTTTCATCCATATCTCTGTTAGTTCTTCTCCCTTATACCAACAATAAACAGGAGCATCATATTGAAATCTACTTGGAACGAAAGGTCCAGGGAATGGCTGAAAATATGTCATTCCACATTCACCAAATTCTACTGGATACCATATATACATCTCTTGATAAAAGTTTAAAAATTCATGTGGACCATCAATAGATACATCTACATCAGACAGTTCAGAATTTATTTCCAACTCAACTTTATAGGATTCGTATCTAAAAAGGGCATCATGATTAGGGTCTAATCCAGGTTTAGGTCTTTTTAATATAACTGCTATTTTCTTCCCTTCTTCAGAGAATTTCCATCCATAATAAAAAGGATCACCTAGCTCTGAAACACCATCAAAATATAATGAATGCTTCTTTTCACCAGGAGTCATTTGAGAGAAGACATATGCTTCTAAAGCATTATATTGATCTGATCCTAGAGAATAATTAATATTCATATAATCTTTTAAAGCAGATCCACATAATGTATAATTGAATTCGTGTATATCAATACTATTGATGCCAACTACAGCATAATAATAATCTTCCCCATCCCTTATAACCCCCTCCGTAGAGTAAATAGTATGCTTAGATGCGGGAACATAAGATGGTTTAGATGAAACCCAACATTGCCTCATTTTTCTCATTAAACCTGTGGCAATAGAAGGTTCTACAAAATTGGGATTAGTATATACACTTGCATGAGATAAAGATTCAGAGTCAAACCCATCCTCTTGATGCTCTTGGGCAGTTATGCCACTATCAATATCATGAACATCATCTTCTACAGTCCATTCTAGATCTTTCTGAAATTGACCCGATACATCTCCAGCAAACCAAACTTTACCTGTAGCTGCACTTAAATCAATAATACCACTCTCTACATAAAGGGAACATGTTCCTTCATCCTCCTCCTCATCCTCTTCCTCTTCTTCTGGAGGAACCCAGTATTTAGGAGGAATACCTTGACCTTTTGGTTGGATAATATCAATAATAGGTTGTCCATATATCCAAGAAACTTTAATAATAGTCCCATCAGTTTCTTTTCTAGTGAGAAAATCAACATCAAGGTCAAAGGTATCCCGATGCTCTTTTAACTCACCTAAATATTTCCTAGCTAGATGAACATATTTAGGATGAACATCCTTTGTTCTATTAATTACCCAACCATTATATCTCATTAGCTAATTTGGATGGTATATTTAACCTTAATTTCATCTCCAGCAGATAAGGCTTTACCAGCAGAGAAATTAGCTACACACAATAGAGGAGCAGTAGTATTACGGTAAGTAGAATTAGATACTAAGAAAGCACCATAAACAGTAGTAGATTGACCAGTGTCTACAGTATAAGTAGCTTTAGTAGTATCATTATCAATACTATATGGACCACTACCAGTACCTTCTACTGCATCGTCTACATATTCCTGCCTACCAGATTCTACAAAAATTGTACCATCATCTTCTACAATATCACCAGTAGCAGTAAACTGATTAGTATCACCAGCACCCCAAGTAGCGTCTACAGTATTATTGGCTAGCTGAAGACCAACATACCAAGTGTTTTTCTTAGCTTCAGAATTATCTAAAAGCAGTTTTAAGATATGGGTCTTACCTTCAGCAGTGATTGCATTATGGGTAGAGAAGTTATCAATTTGCTTACCATCTCTCCAGATTTCTACATCGAACTTGCCAGAGATATTGGCATTATCACTAATTTTGTCAGTCATTTCTATTCCTCAATTGTAATTGAATGCCGTATTACTTCGGCTGATGCACTATCAGAGGTTTGTAAGTTTGACACATTCCCCTTTTTAGTTAAAGAACTGATGATATGGGTAATCCCGTCTTCAGCCTTTAAAAATGAAGTTCCACTATCATATTCATCTGGAACATATCGTTTATGAGAGAGAGGTATAACACTACCTTCTTCAATACCTAAGAGTGCTCCTTTATCTGACCAAAGAAATACACCCTTACCAAAAACATTCTCAAAATTAAATAATGTAGTATCTACTACTATCGCTGTATTATGAATTGGTGTAGCATCAAATACAGATTTATATGTTAATTCATCTGGAGAACTACCACGTAAAAAATACACTTTATCACTACCCACATACATTCCAGTATTAAGAGATTTAATAAATTTTATTTCTTCTGGAAACTCTATAAAATTAGTTGCATATTTAAATAATCCATATCTCCAGGGCTCACTAAACCACAACACATTTCCATCTGCTATCCATAGTCTACCATTATAGTAATCAATATATTGTCCAGAAGGAGCAACATCACCAAATTGTGTTAGTAACTCATCACCTTCAATTAAGAATGAAAGAGTTCCAGATGTAGTACCCATTGGTATATTAGCTTGTTTATAGAGGGTTACACCATTTGGAGGAGTAGCATATACATTGATACTAGAATAATCTAAATTTTGTGGGATATTCTGTAACAATATCCCTTGGCCATCTTCTATAGTAATAACAGATGCATCATTAGTTCCAGACTCTTGCCCTTCACTATCTAAATATGTAATAGCAACTTGATATGTTCCAGCTTGTAATCTAGCACTAGACGTAGCAATTAATGTTGGTTGTCCATGTGGTGGAACTACACCAAGATTGCTATATTCCCCATTGTTTTTTACTACCCCCGTACCATAGGAGCAGGTATAGTAGATAGACCCGTTTAATTCTAAATAATCTAGGAGTTCTGGACCAAATTCATTAGCTTTTATAACAGTTGCAGATTCAAAACTATTATCTAATCTCTTTAAATCATTCCCTTCTACAAATATAGCCAGATCACCACTACTATAGAAAGAATGTATATTAGACCCAGAATAAACTCTTTGATATCCCTTTCTTCTTTCAACTTTGCCATCATCCGTAATATTAACATTAAGGGCTTCATTAAGAGAGTCTTGAGGAATAGAGGTTTCTTTCTGAACATTATTCTTTCCCTTTGGGAATGGTCCTAATTTAATGTTCTGTCTAGCCATTAAATACCCCCATACCTAACTCCACGGGGTCTACGAGTTCTCTTTTTAACATCTGATCTAGCTTCTAATACAGCATTTTCCCATAAAGCTAAATTAACTTCTCTCCTATCTCCATCAAATGTTTCATAGTCTTGTTTACCATATGCTAATTCTTTAATCTTATATATTAATTTATAATTGTATTTCTGTGGGATTTCAAAATTACTAGAGCTACTTTCAATATCATAAATAGGCTCTCTCCACACTACCATATCTAATTCATCATCAGCAGAAGGAATAGGATAGAGTCTCATCATATCAGTTTCCATATTTAAAATGATATGAGTAGGTGTTCCTGTCTGTTCTTCCCAATATCCTTTTTTCCTAATAATACCATAATCATCATCATAGTAACTATTTTGAAACTCTTCAATGGTTTGTATTTCTAATACTTGATCAGCAGTTGATAGAGTAGCACGTTTAATATCAATAATTGCAGGATCAAAATCTAACCAAGGATCATCTTCATTGACAGCAATTTCAGTAAAATGGGTAGCATCTGTAATACATCTAGTTTTTCTTGCAAATTCTCTCTGAGCCTCATCCATGTAATAATATAAATCATTATCAGACCATAGATAAGGCTCTACTGTATCAGATAATTCTCTTCTTGCTAAAGCTAGGAGGTCACTAGGCTTCTTGATTAACATTATCTGCTCCTAACTTTAATTTTAATAGTTCTATCAATCTCTCTTCCAGCAGTAGTAACAATATGATATGTTAGGTCATATGTATTACCAACAGTTCCTCCACTAACCCAAGCAGTAACAGTAGTAGAATCATTACTACTACTATCTTTAGTTAAACCTGATTCAGCAGTTACTGTATGACTATCAATAGTATCTACACCCAACCAATCAGAAAAATTAACTGGATAATCCAATACTGAATCAGGATCTTTAATAAATGTTAATCCTCTTTTCCAAATTACGCTCATTTATTTACCCTGGTTGTTCTATCTTCAGTAGGTATTAAAACTACCCTTGACTCAGTATCTAATTCCACTTCATCCTTATCTTTTACCCTAATATCCCTATCTTCAAAACATACAATAATAGTTTTCCTTGAAATAATAGAAGCTGTATTATTAAACGTACCAGCAGTTACACAACCACTAGTACAAAAACCACCAGCTCCATTAAATAAATCAACTGCTGGATTACTCATCAGCCTCTTCTTTCTTTACTAGTTTAGAAGCATCATTAGATAATTCAAAACTACCCTCTTCACCCTGGGAACGTACATAAATATTACAAATCATTTTAATCTTATTTTGGGCCTCTTGAGCTACAGAAGCTAAAGAGAGGATTTCCTGTTGAGTAGTTGCATCTAAAGTAATTTCAGTCATTCTATATTCCTATAGTTTAAATGTAAAAATTGGGAGCTTTATTAATAGTCCCTATTGTATTACTCTCATAGTGTAAATCCACCATAAGTCCAAAAACACTATCTGTATTTTCATCTGTTGATGCTGCAATACGCTCTAATACAATACAAATCAATTCATCTGGTTCTGTTACTGTCAGTGCATCACCATCGGAACACTCTGCGACCATGTGCTGCCAAGTTGTGCCCGATGCGGCCTGCTCGATTTGGATAACAGTTTGCGCGTCAAACGCTGCTTGATCGTGTCCAAGTGCACGAATGATGGTTAGCTCCCATTGAACATTACCTGTATCCGTTCCATCCGTAGACCAATGAACATGGGGGTAGACTTTGGCTCCAGGAAGAATGTCATGGTTGACGTGAAAAGGGGCAATGTAGACAGAATCCCCAGTTCCAAATACGTACTCTTTGCGTTGTGTTCCTGATCCAGTCGCACCGAATAGCCTCAACGTGGGTGCTGCAACACCTGTATTCGCAGCAGCAATCGCCGCTACGTTATCTTTCCAAATCGTGCGATGGCGCAGCTGCCCATCAGCCGTAGCTTCCAAAGTTTTTAAAAGATTTCTAGTTTTAGCTTCAAGAGCTTCTAACTCTGCTATTTTCTGTTTAATATTAATTTCTTCTATTTTAGTCTTGACAGTCATTAATCGTAAGCCTCGTTTCCACCTAATGCATCAATTACAGTGACAGCAGCAGTTGTATCTTCCTCTACATTAATTAATCCTTTAAATATAGCTTTACCAGCACCAGTAGCTATATGGAGTTGTTCTTTCCATCGGTTGTATGCAAGATCATTAACCACATCGCTAGAACCCGGCAGGGTGCATGTGGCGTTATCGTTGAACAGGTGTTTTTCATCCGCATAGAAAGCGGCGATGTCATCGGCTGTGGGTGCGCCAAGTCCTGTACGGGCAAGAGCCAAATCCCAAGTCGCGGCTGCATTAGCAATAGCGTCGTCGTACCAGTTAGCACTTATAAGAACTTCGTTTACAGTTTGATCTATATCTGCGCTTGTAGCAGCAACTGAATTCGCTAACTTTCCATCAACATAGATATACAGTGTGGTCGTGTCATATACCATAGCCACTTGCTGCCAAACGTCTTGCACCAAACTTATATTAGATTCTAAGTTCGTAAACGTAGTTCCATCATATAAAGAAGCAAAAAACTCACTTGTACTGCCAATACGCAATGCCCAACCACCAGGATCTGCCGCTGTACCCCAAGCCATATTACCTATGAGCCCATCGTTGGTAACACTAGAGTTAGATGTTTTAGCCCAAATGATGGCATGGAAAGCTGATGTTCCATCGTAATCTAAGTCCGCATTGTAAGGCAAGCGTAAACTTGCTCCGCTCCCACCATTCTTATACCCCATCAAATCCGCACCAGTGGCAACAGCAGACTTGGTGAATTGTCCATACACCTCCAACCCATTGTCGTTTACAGAGCGGTCGGGGTCGGCTAGGCGGATGGAAACATTATCAAAATCTGAATAGTATGTATTGGTTGCATCAGCATTTTGAAAATACACATAACTCGTTGTAGCAGTTGCAACAAAGGTAATTGTATTTGCTGTAGCTGTTACACCTGTATCTCCAGCATATTGATCGCCGCCTGCAGACGTTCCCACGCCATAATTGAATGACGTAGATGTTCCTGCAGTAAAATCAAAAGTTAGGACATACGTCTCACCTACGACAGCAGTAAAACTTTGGTAAGTCCAGGCGCTTGTGGCATCATTGTTTGTAATACGTAGCTTGTTTGATACAACAGAAAGCCCGCTTGCTGCATCACCTGCAGTCCACCCATCAGTATTGTAAGTGAACTCACCATTCTCAATCAGATTTCCGGTGCGTATAACTGAAACATTGTCGATAGACAAGTCCGCTGTATTAGTGCCCCGCAGCCTCACAGTCATAGATGTACCGGAAGCAATGAGAACCACCTTATAGGTTCCAACACCATTGCCTTCATAACTAGCTGAAGTTTTGTTGGTACTCTCCGTTGAGTAAACCCCTACAGTGCCTGCAGTATGGGCTGTAATCTCGTACTCAACTTCATAGTACCCACCTGCAACAGTAGTTATTGTTTGGGATAAATTTGAAGCCGCAGCCCCTGCTGCTTTTGTAGCTACACCAGCACCTATTGACCAGTCGGTTCCCTTCGTCCAGTCTGTATCAGTATCGAAAGTGCCATTCGTTACAAGCTCCGTAGATTCATCAACACCAACAGTTTCCGCCACGGTGTCAGACAGCCAACACCCTTTGATGTCCCCGTGCATCCAGCCGGTGTTGTAATCGGAGGTGATGTAGGCAACGGCACCGTTAGCTGGAGTGGTGACGTTTTCACGAAGCAAAGAGAGTTGTGAAATAGATCCGTCCGCAACCACACTCCTCCCACATGCTGCTATCGCCCTATGGGTGCCGGGTAATACAGGATATCCACTATTATACGAGCCGGACTCGACAAAGTTATCAACACTATATGCGCCAGACCTTACAAAATAAAAACCGATAAAAGATGAATCTCTTGAGAAAAACAAGTCTCCAGCATCATTGAACGTAACCTGGGCGAACGTATAGGTTCTATTACTGTCAGTGACCGTCCCATCAGCATGAATCACACTCACCCCACCATCAGTACCAACAGCAACAGTTGGAGTCCGCATCTTGCGGATGGGGTCTATGGGGGTGTCGGGGAGGAGGGTTAGGGCTACGTCATTGACCAAATTATGAACTAACCCTACGGACTCAATTGTGGATAATTGATTTCCGGAATCTCTGTCTGAAATTGTATCCCAACCATAAAGTGTAGAGCCATTACGACGACCAGCTTTATCGGAGCAAAAATCAAGAATTATCTTTCCCGCCTGCGCGTCATCAGAGGAGGAGCTTAACCCTATATATACAAAACCATTTGCTGCTGAAACAGCAGTACCAGCTCGAGGAGAATGCCTCCAAAGGTGTGGAGTAGTTCCACTAGCTTGAGCATTCATCACCATCCAACTCGGCAAGCTCGGATCAGTCGCATCATAGATAGTTAATTTATAAGTTTCCAACACCAACAACGCCAACCTTGGGAAATCACCAAGCTCATCGTGCCAAGACTGCCCGTTACCGTAGATCCAACTTGGATCGTCATCGTCAGCAGTGTTGTACCAAGCGTAAGCAACGGGAGTGCCGGTTTGAGTAGGTGTTTGCTCAGACAGACCGATATTGCCGTTTACTTCAAGTTGATACCCAGTATTAGAAATCCGTACTTGTTCTTTTTGTGATCCGTTGTTATCAGTTTGAAGAAGAATATCTGTTGGATAATCACCTGTACCCCAAGCGCCAGCAGCAGATGCAACAATCTGTGCACCAGTGTTTGTGCCGGAGGGATCAGCGCCTTTGAAACGGATATAGCCTACAGTGTTCGCATCATTAATTGATGCATCATTACGGAGAAGGGATAAGCCAGCACTTGCACCTGTATGGGCGATTTCTAGTAGTTCGCTCGGAGCGGTAGTACCAATACCAAAATTGCCATTCTCGATTAGTCGTACATATTCAGTATATGAGCTACCTGCACCGAAGCGAAGAACACCATTAGACTTTAAAAAGCCTCCAACAGTATCAGCACTGTATACAGCATTGAATGCCGAAGTGGTGTTCTGAATTGCTATATCAGTGGTGCCGGCTTTAGCTACAGTTAGCTGCCAGGAGGGGGAATCAGTACCAATACCTACATCACCCTGATCAATAGTAAGGCGAGCTGTATTTTCAGTAGCTAACTGTAATTTATCCCCAAGAGTACCAATCGCAGAATATTGATCTGAGGTTGTAGAACCATCTTGGAAATAAATGAAAGCGTTGGCATCAGTTGATTTAAACAATGCTACTGAATTCAACCCAGCGGAATCTACATGCAAAGTGTGGTCTGGAGAATCCGTGCCAATACCTACCTTGCCACCATCTTGCTGTAAAACTAAAGGTCGTGATGTCCCACTAGTTTCTAAAGAAAGGTAGTTCCCGGTTGTATCCCACTGAAGCTGTCCATAGTCATCTGTTCCTAAGGTATCCCCAATTAACAATCTAGTATCAGTCCCTCCGATGATACTAACGTCGCCGCCATTGACAGCAAGTTTATAGCTCCCGGGAGAAGTGGTGCCAACACCTACATTACCATCAACTGTTAAGTTGGTAACACCAGTGGATTCATTTTGTATGCGAAAATAATAATCATTGGCTGAGCTATTGGAAACTCCAAAATCTCTCACCCCATTATTCTTTAACCAGACATCACCATTGGTTGTATTCTGTAGTCTGAAATCTCCATCTAACATATGGAGCTTTTCTTGGGGTGTAGTAACACCAATACCAACATTGCCATCTTTCAGTGTTTGCAGTGTCGCGCCCGCATTATCATAGATATAATTTGCGCCATTAACTGACTTTATAACATTCCCCTCAGCATAGCCATATAAGAGAACAGAATCATCGGCTAGGGTTGTTAATACTTTCTTTGGTGTCCCTACTGCATTATCAAACTTAATTTGAGTATTGTTGTCGAGTAAAATATCCCCTCCAGAGACATGGAGTCTTTCCTCTGGACTGTTAATACCAATACCTACATTGCCCGATGTGTCAACTAGTAAACGCCGGGAATTGCTCGTGTAGAAAGATAGTGAATCATTAGCATTCTCATATCTAATACGCCCTTTATCAGGGTCTGTACTAGGTCCAAAATTTAATTGTGTAACTCCTGCTGTATCTTCCGCCTGGAAATATGCAATTACGTTGCCCGATGTGTTGGTCAGACCCAACATATTGCTGTCAGATCCAGAAATGTGTAATTGACGGGTTATAGAATCAGTACCAATCCCCAACTCCGCAAATTCAGGCGTTGCCGTTGTGCGTAAGTCCTGGTCAATATAGGTGTGATCGGTCCCGTCGCTACTTCTATGTGTGGTATTAGCAGCAACATCTGTATTAGCAGATACTCGCGCTTCTGTGTAATATAAGTTAGTACCTTCTGGCATATCACTTGTGGTTGCACTGCCTGAAACTACTCCAGCAGCAGCTTTCAATACACCACTTAATCCAGTAATAGTTAAACCAGCAAAAGTAGGAGAGTCACTTGTCCCTAGACTTAACTGTGCTGCAGTTACAGAATGAGGATTAGATGTATTTACTTCATGAGCACCTAATTGAGCTATAGCAAATTCTACATTATTAGAAGCAAAATACCCACCAGTATCATCAATACGTACATCTTCAGCATCCTGCTTAGGATAGTCAGCTAATACTTGTAAATCACCTTGAGATAGATGTGAACGTAAAACGAAGGCAATGGGTTGTGCAAAACCTGTAGTGGGTTCTGTAGAGGTGAGATCTCCAACCCCATTAACATAAAGAATGGTGCCTGCTGAATAAGCAGATGTATCTACGTTCTCTAAAACACCAGAAGCTATTGCACCACCAATGTCATTTAGAGACATGTCAATACCAGCTAATCCAATAGCAACATTAGTTGAATTATCAGCTAATATCACTTCTACAGCATTTAATCCATCATTCCAACCACTATAAGCTACAGCTTGCCCTTTACTAATACCGCCTGCTTCTACACATCTAACCTTATAATGAATGGCATTAGCATGAATCTGATTAGTTAGATCTTCTAAAGTTTTATTAGTTAGAGTTTGAGTGGCAGAAGGACCAACTTCCTGTAGAGCTGTTTCTACTTCTGTGCCCGTATATTGACCACCAGCATCTACAATATCTACATTAGCAGCAACTGTAGTATCTACATTCTCAACATTACCAAGTCCAACTTGTGTTTTAGTAACAGAGTGGGGATTAGATGTATTTGCAATATGACTATCAATTGCAGCGTGATCATTTGTACCCTTATCTGATAATTGAGAATGGGTTACAGAATGAGGATTAGAAGTATCATTTATATGGTCATCAGAAGAAACACCAACTTCTTGTAAAGCTCCTTCTACAGTGGTGGCATCATATTTTCCAGCAGCATCAGTAATGCTAACATTAGCAGCATCAGTGAAATCTAAATTAGGTACATTCCCTAATCCAACTTGAGCTTTAGTAACATTATGTGGATTAGATGTAGAGGCTACATGATCCGATGTATCATTTAATTCAGCTTTCTGAATACCCTGGAATACTTGTACTGTAGCTCCTTCATCAAAACTACCTTGACTATCAACTAAACTATCTCTAGTAAGAGTACCAGCACCACTATCATATGTAGCTAACCATAAAGCCCATACTTCAGGATTATTACCTTGATGTACTGTAACTGTATATTGTGTAGAATTAACAGCACCAGCATTTGAAAATGTCTGAGCACCCTTAACAGCAACACCGCTTAATGTAATAACATTAGCGGCAATTGTACCTTCTTCTCTTGCTAAATTTAAATGCTCAGACATTAACTACCTCTAACTCTTATTTAGTGATCTGTCTATATAATTGATCACGTAGTCGTGCATTAATTACCCGACCATTAGCCCACTTAGTTAATATATTAGTTTTAGGTTTTCCATTTGTATCAATCTTTTCAATATCACCTTCATCAATAATTTCTTTCATATAATCTTTAAGTTGACTAATAAATAAATCTTCCTCAGCTTTCATTTTTGCTACTGTCTCTTCAGGAGAATTCCAAGAGCCAGTCATATCTTTTGATACAGCACCTTGGGCATAAGCTGAACGCCAACAAGGTTCAATTACTGGAGTCCACTCCTCTTCAATTAAATAAATATGAAAATTATCATCAGAAATAGCACGAATAGGTTTTCCAGTAGGAGATTTGAATTCTTTCTTTTGCATTCTATATTCTCGAATTAAGAATTAAAAAGTGCCGTCCTTGGCACTGAAATCTAATTATAAATTAGGACTGTTGTACAAAAGCCCTGCCACGAACATAATAACGTACTTCAATACGAATTTTACCCGCTGTTGCTGCAGTTCCTACACTAGTTAGCGTAGCCTGTACCCAAGTAGGGGTAGACACACTTACTTTATCAACATCAGCTTCAGTGGTAGTAGGCATAGTAAATGCAGTACGTACTTTAGCCTGAGCATCAGTATCATTAATAAGGGTCAGGCCATTAAAAGTAACTGTTACAGCGTCAGAAGTACCACTATCAAATGCAGTTAACACCCAATAAGTACCATCAACGACAGTAGCATTATCAGGAAGTTTAATTGCGTTTAAAGCAGTGCCTGAAGTAAATTCATCATAAGTAATTTCTACACTTCGTGAAATAAGATCTTGTACATCTCTTTGGTAAGAAATAGTCATTTTTAGTTTCCTCTCTCAACAACAACGAGGGAAGTCCCGTTGTATCTTTTCATTTCAATTTTTAATCGTTATATAATGCAACAACTGTTGCAGCAGTACCAGTACTAAACACTTGCTTTGTTCTAATCGGAATAACAGTACCAACTGGAACACTGGCAGTAAAAGTTACAGTATCATCACTAACTGATACTAGTTTAACTGTTCCCGCAACAACTACTAGGATAGCATCAGCAGGAGTTGTTAATGCATTAGTATCATGCTTAGTTACAGCAGCAGCATGACCATATGTATTAAGTGTTTGATCAGCCATAATTAAACGCTCGATAAAGCTACACTACCAACATTCTCTACAATAGTACCATTACCAGCACTATCAAAATAAACTACTAATGCTTCATTAGGAGCATTCATAGTAGCTTTATTATTAGTGCCATCAAAAGTACCTGAAGTTAATGTTAGTGAATGAGCAGCAGTACCAGAAGCAGAAGTGTCTTTTACAATAAAAAGACCTTCATGATTAGAACTATCAGCAATAGTAGCAGCAGCAGCAACAGTTGCATGATTTAGTTCAACGGATTGAACTCCAGTAGTAACAGTCCCAGTTGCAGTTAATTCTTGTACTCTAGCAGACACATCAGCAACATTATTAATTTCAGCAGCAGATGCAGTAGTATCAATACCAGCTTCTACACTATCAGCAATATCACGTAGAGTCTTTTTTAACTTCTGGCTAAGGCCATCACGCATAATCCGATCTTTCAGATTAGCAGTAGTAAATGCAGTCATTTTATTACCTTTCTAAGTATTGTGTCCCTCAACAACAACGGGACATCTTTAATTGGATTTAGAAATTCAATTTAGTAAACTCAGGACAATTTTCTTTAGCATATGTATCATAAGCAATAGCAGCTTCATAGTCAGTCTCAAAGCTACCTAAGTATTTACGAGGCTTTCCAGGGAGCTTAATTCTTGCAATCCAAGGTTTCTTTAATGTCTTACAAGATTCTGCCCAGATAACACCCCGATACTTAGATTTACCTTTTGTCTTACAATGATTTAATTGGTTTTCAGAAGAAGTTACAACCCGGAGATTTTCCTTACGGTTGTCTAACTTATCCCCATTAATATGGTCAACCTGACTTTGTCCTTTAATTGGTCCTCGATGTCCTTTTACATAAGGTAATCCTAAAATATACCTATGCATTAAACCCCTAGAACCATTCCAAGCATATCCACTTGTATAACACCACCTAACACAAATTAAATCATTATAAATATCATCATCTACTAAAGCAATTTTACCCTTTGTTAATTGAATCTCTTTCATCTAGAACCTCCAGTCTATTTATCGTCTACACTTACTTAGACAACAAATAGACCAGAAAGTTCCCTAGTTTTAAAAATTTAATACTATATGGCGTGGTCAATAGCCATTACACCAAAATCTTCATCCTGGCCAGTATTGACATTATAGAACTTAGGTTTCTTCATACCAAACATCTTATCAACAGAAATACCCTGCTGAGTCCCATACTGGAAAGTCTTTTCATTCCACTCTGGAGGACCGAGATCAATCATACCAAGAGCCTGACGACCGCATAGTAGCATACGACTACCATCGACAGTAGAACCACTACCCCATTTACTACCAGAGGCAGCACCTAGAGTATTGAACACTAGACGATGAGGATGAAAAACTACACCATCAACAGTCTGAATGCCACCAGTAAACCAAGGATTATCACTACCACGGCTACCACCAGAAGTAACAGCACGTTGAAAATCATCATCCTTCTTAAGCTGGGCATAACCTTCAGGAGAAATAAAAGCTACATACTTATCCTGGCCACCACTAGAAAGAGGAGGCATGTAGTTACGCTGAGCCTTAACACAAGCATCTACTACAGCTTTATAGGACAGAGTATCAGTAGCATCTACTGAAGCAGTAGCTCCAGCTTCTAATCCAGTATAAACACCAGAAGCATCAGCAGTTACGCGATAATGACGATTACTGGTAGGAGCAGATACATCACTAGAAAAACCTAGATTAGCAAATGCACTATCAGTACGAGTAGAACCATCATTGTTATAAGAATAATCAATGCCAGATAGGGTTAAGAAAGCTAACTGGTCTAGACGATTAGCTAACCAATAGGCTAGTTTCTCACGAGCTAGGGAACGGAAATCAAAGATAGATTTCTGATCAGAGAGCTTACCAGTATTTTTAACCTGATTAGCAATAAGATCAATAGTGATGTTATCTACATAGTTCTGTAGAGATTCTTCATTCATTTCACGTTCGTTATCACCAATGGTGCCATCACCAATTAGATCTGCAACGAGCTGGAAACGAACACTCTCACCACGTTCCTGTTTAGTTAGTTCAGTGACGCGATTGATAACACTATCACTACCACCAAAGAACTTATTAATGAACATCTGATCACGAGCATCTTTCCAGACAAGACGTGACCATACGATTTTACTACCGTGACCAGTAGCTAAGGGAAAACTAGTTTGTGCCATTGTTATTAACCTAATTTAAAATTACTTCCCACATCACGGAGTGATAACCGAGAGTCCTTATCGGAGAACTCTATACCGGAGTTGGAGGCGGGGGTAGGATTTGAACCTACGATTTCTGGCTTATGAGGCCGGCGAGAACAACCACTTCTCTACCCCGCCTAAGATTTATGCTTTATTTAATAGGTAAGAAATATCTTTATCTGAAAGTTTAGCAAAATCTTCTTCTGTCATCTTAGAAACATCTAAGCTATCTAAATCAATTTCTTTAGTCTTACTACCAGCAGTTTTAGGAGGCTGACTAGAAATCTTTTTAGCTTTAGCCTTTTTCCTTTTAGAGATTTCTTTAGATGGTGCTACAGTTTCTTCTTTTTTTACACCCTTCATAGAACGATCAATAGCTTTTTGATAAGCATCTGCTAGATTAATCTTCTGTCTAGCTACATAACCTTGAGCTAATGCATCAATATCATTTGCTAAATCTACATCATAGTCATCATGACTTTCGTCTAATTGATGAAACTTATTTCTAGCATTATCTAACACAAGATTAAGTTTATCTTCATCAGAAATACGTTTATAAGACTCTGTAGTTTTATTTAATAACTTTTCCTCTAATTGAGAAATACGACTTTCATATCGCTTCTCTTGTTCCCTATTAATAACACTACGTAATTTTGCTGCTTCTTGATCTTCACCAGAAATAAGGGCTTTAATATAATCAGCTTCTGCTTTTTCAAAATCAAATACTTCTTTAGGTTCTGCTATATCACGTTTAGGGGCTTGCTGATTTTGAATTAATAAACCTAATTGTTCTTCTAACCATCGACTACGTTCTTCCTGTTCCTTGAACCTAGTTTCTAATTCTTTCCTTCGTTCTCGTTCTGTCTGAACTGCTTCATCAAATCGGGCCTTAGGGATTCTAATGTCATCCTTATCTGTGGATTCTTCTTCATCATCCTCTGAAGCTTCTTCTCCCTCTTCTTCATCCTCTCCTTGCTCACCTTCATCTTCAGATTCATCTTCTCCACTATCCTCTTCCCCTTCTTCTTCTTTTTCTTCTTCAGGATCTACTTCTTCCTCTTCTTCATCATCAAAATCATATCCCATAGCCTTTAATCTCTCTTCTTCAGACATATTTTCTAAATCTTCCATATAATCGGGATCTACATCTTTCATTCGTTCATATACATCAACTGTCTTGGGCATCTTCTGGTTCCTCTTCTGGAATAAATCCTAATTGACTAACTGACATTGCTTGTCTAAATTCTAAAAAAGAATGTACACAAAGTGATCTTTTCTCTGTATTATCCCCATTTAGAATATCATCCAGGAGGGTTTCCTCAACAGACAATAATTTATTTTGAATTTCTTGAAATTTTTCTTCATAATTTATATCTTCCACAATTACCTTTATCGTTGGTAGACGAAATCCTAACTTATCGTAGTTAGTAGACGAAATTTCCTACTTATATTTACTTAGACAATAAAAACTTAAAAAAGTTCCCTAAATTTAAAAATATTTTTTAATACAATGTTTGACCTAATTGCTGCTGTTCAGTGGTATTCTCTTCTTGTTCTAATTGATCCATAATAGCAGCAGTTTGGGGCTGTTCAGCTATAATCTGAGCTACCTCAGCAATTTTCTTTTGTGCATCCGCTGTATTACTCTCCACTTTAGAATTAATCTCAGAAATCTGTGCTCTGAGCTGTTCCATTTGCATCTGCATCTGTTGTTGCTGTGCTTCATTAGCTTCACCAGAAAGCCTTTTAGCAATTTCATTTTTTCTAGTAAGAGTAGAAAGTTTAACCATCTCATCATCAGGAATACCCACTCCATACTTCCTAAACTCTAAAGCTTCTTGCAATTGTCCCTGCTGGTAGTTCACTTGAGTAGGTACATCAGAGATAACTACATCATACTTGCCAACTGTAACATCGTTTACAATTCTCTCTACTACTTCACCTGTATCATCCATCATAGTTTCAGGTTGATTAATAGCAATTTCTTCATCAGCTTCTTTTTGTGTATCTCTATCAGAAATAATCCTAAATGTGCGTTCTTCAGTATAGAAGTTTTGAATAAGATTAAGAATCACTGTAGCTACTAAATTGCGTGTATATAAAAGGTTGTCAATCATAGCACTCAAACCAATAGCAGTTTGAGCTACACGTTGCTGAATTGCTTGGCCACTTACTTCATTCCCCTTTTGTCCCTGAAACGCATCAGAGACAATACCTACCATTTTAATAAAACCAACAGTTGAATTAAGAAATTCCATTAAACCTGTTGGAATTTTATTAGGTTCAATCTTCTGTGGAGGAGTATATCCCCTTTTATATTCTACAACTAATCCAGTCTTAGCACCATGATCCTCTAAATCCTCTGTATCCATATTAGTTAAACTATTTTCTTCTACTATCCATCCACTGTTGGCAGTAGTATTAATAACATGTAAAACCTGACTCCACACTTTATCTAAACTGTCCTGAATAGAAACTAGATTATCAACTAATCCTAAGGTTTGGCCTCTACGAAATACAGGGAAGAAAGGCACAACAGTAAAATGTTCATAAGGACTCCAATCATCATGTAAAATTACATCCCTGGTAGAAACAGTCCAACGAATACGATTAGTAACCCTAGTAATAATCTCCATTCCTAGTTTTTTAGCTTCTCTCTTAGCTTCTTTTTGTGTCATACTGTCTGGAACAGGAATAAGTTCATCAGCCTCACTATCATAGAAATAATCTCTCCTTACTACTTTACGATATTGAGTGTCTAAAACTCTTATATACTTCTCTCCATATTTATCTGTATGATATGGCTTAGATGTATAACTGTCTCCAAATTTATTCCGTTCTATACCCCATTCATCATCACCCCAATCACTATCATGGTCAGAGGTGTTCATCACCTGTCTATATTTTTTAGGATAGAGGATTTTGATTTCTTCTAATGGAAGCCATTTTGTAACCATTACCTTCTTCCAATCATTCGGATCATATGATTTAGCATCAGGGTCTGGAATAACATCCATAGGATCTAAAGCTTCAACTTTAATTTGACCATTTAAATCCTTTTCATAATCCATACGAATATCAAAATATCCACGTTGCTGGATAATACCATCAGAAAACACTTGTGATTCAATCCAAGGAAATTTATTTTTATCTAATTCATAAAGAGAAATTTTAGTGAGGATTTCACTAACTTCTTGATCTCCTGTCTCTCTAGGCTGATATGCAATATTCATTCTAGACTGGGTTTGAAAACCAAGAAGAGACTGGATAGTGGAATAAACAAGATTGATTTCTAGGGCTGGCTTTCCTTCAGCATCTAATTGTGCTTTATCTTCCTCATCCCAATGTCTACCAGCCCCTAAATATGTATTTTCTAATTTCTTAGCATTAAGGATGTAATTTTGATGACCTCTCTGCATAGAGGAAGTATAGTCATCATAGAGTTTATTTGCTAATTTTAATCCAGTAAGCATCAGGCTACCTTCCAACTATGTCTGCCTAGCCTACGTCTATATTTCCGTAGTCTAGAGGTGATGTATTCTTTCTTCTTTGGTTTTTCTGCTGTTATAGCAAAATATCTAAAAGCATCAGCAGGGTGAGAAGCCCAGTCATGAATAGAGTCATGAGAGAACTCTTGTAAATTGTCATCCCACTTTCTTCTATAATTTTCAAGTCCTGAGATTCCTTTCTTCGTATCCTCTACTTCATTAAATTTACATCGAGGGAGGATGGAACGAACAGATTGAATACCATCTTCTTTATCCATCTTAGGAACTGCTTCACATTTATCCCTCCCTAATAAAGATTGAGCAACTTCTAATCTAGTTCTATCATTAGAATAATCAGTAACCCATATATCATGAGGAAACCAATGAGACTTATATACATAAGGTTTCTTAGAAATTACCTGTGCATAGTGTTCTAAACCAAGAGTAGAGTTTTGGTAGTAATCAATAAATCTAGGTTCTCCATCATCCCATTGCATAAACCATATAGATGTAGTATCTCTACCAATATCCCAAAAAGTATGAACTGGGATATCTGGAAGATGAGGAAAGTTACCAATTCTCCCTGTATCCCTTAAATCATTAATATATTTAAGATAGAAATAACCTTGAGAGTTAGCAGTATAATCAACATAATATTCTTGTTGTAAGAATTCTTCTGAAAAACCTTGTCTTCTTTCTGCTTCTAACATTTCAGGAGTAAAGATTTGACTCCCATCATGTCTAAAACAATCATCCATAGTTTTAACAGAGATAAACCATCTTTCATTAAGAGGGACATCATCTCCTGTTAGTTTAGTAGCTTCCTGCTCTAAATCATACATATGATTCTTACCTGCAGGAGTGGAATTAAGAGCTTCCCATCCCCCATTAGCAAGAAGAATTGGCCTGACTGTTAGTCTTGCTGCTGGGTTTTGATAAGCATATTCTGAAAAAATACACCCAACAGGATTAGTGCCACGTATTCTATCAAAGTTATCAGTACCTATAACCTGAATAATAGATCCATTACTTAATGGAACTTTCATTTCAACAGAATTGGGTTGACCACCTCTTAATTCTGGAGGAATATGATCTAAAAATCTAAATCCATCATTATCAATACCATCCCATAGAGCCTTCTTACCCTGTTTTAACTGAGGGAAAAAATAATAATAAATACCGACCCTCTTTACTGCTTCTCTAATAATAAGGTTCCAAAATGATTTATCTTTTCCCGTTCGTCTAGACCATCTACAAAGAATATGCCTTATACCTTCATCTCTAGCTTTAAATAAATCTACTTGATGAGCATATGGCTCATATGCATGAGGAATAACTATCATTTAAGGACGTCTACCCTATCGTTACATAACTGTTTATATATATTCTCATCAATATTATGCCTATTAATATATTCTTTTACTGCCCCAATACTAGCTCCTTCACAAATTTCCCACATAGAATAATCTAAAGCTTTACGAGAAACATCAATTTTCTTTTCTCCAGCTTTCTCAATAGTTGTAGTACAACTTGTTAAAAGGAATCCGACAAAAAATAAAACAATTGCTATAACTGCCATTTTAACGTAAATCATTTCTGTTCCTTGCTGTATTCTTTAATGACAACATTATCGGGAAGAACATTAGGCTCAATGTGCTCTAGAGCATCTTTAACTTTTTCTTCACCTACAGACTTTATCTCTTTTTCCACCTTCCCAGCATAATTAACCACTTGTATATTTACTTGTTGCCCTTTAGCTTTCTCTTTATCCTCAAACATACCAAGATGTTTAGCTAAGAGAGCAAGAGCATTAATTCTCATTTGTCCTGTATTACCCTCATAATTAGTAGCTTCTCTCCAAAGCTTTTCAATAATTACAGCTTCATTATAAAATACCTTTTCTCTAAGCTCTGTATTATGCTTCTTTATTTCCCTCTGAACTCTTACAGATTTTAGAGTGTTATTTACTTTATTATAATTAAATCCTGTCTTCTCCATAACAGATTTAATATTTCTATATTCTAACCAATTTGTTAATACAGCTTCTTGATCTTTAGTTAATATTGCTGACTTAACAGGAGCTTTAGGCATTACTAGTCCCTGTAGTAGGGCGAAAAGGGGCGTAAGGGGAAGGATCTATTCTAGATGGATCAAATCTAACCTCAGCTACTATCTTATCTGCTTGCTCTTTGATTCTATCAATAGAGGGATTATTATTATCCTCTAAATAACCTTCTAACCAAGCTTTGAATTCATTAACAGTCATTTGTTACCTCTCCTTTTTCTATACCTGATCCATTACAATTATAGCATATATATTTTGTATCATCAGAATAGCAATCAAAAGGATCAAAAGATATATAAGGATTTTCATGTGCCCATGTCCATCCTTCTCCATCACATATAGAACATAATTCTCTACCTTCTATTTCAGCTAATACAGAATTAATAATAGAAGTGTTAGTCACGTTTATTTTTCTTCCCAGCTTTCTTATTTCTGGGATAGCTGCTATTAGAAGAAGCTGACTTCATTCTTAAATTAGAAGCTTTATTATTAGATGTATTACCATCCTTATGATCTACATGCTTCCCATCACCAAGAAAAGCCTTACCAGCCTTCACCATCTTACGTCTAGCTTTATTTCTAGCTACACGTTTCTTTATTTGTTCTGGCTTCTTTTTATATTTGTTTTCTTGTTGGTAGTCTCTTTTGTACCCAGGCGATGAAGGCATCTATCGAATTCCTCTTTAAATTGTTCGTATTCTAACATTAAAATATCCTTCTCACTCACTTCCGATGAAATCTCCATAACTAACTGGTATAATTGTGAGAAATTGTCTTGCTGTGTATATTTCTTCTTCAGTGTAATTCTCCCAAGGCCATCTACCAAACATTCTAACGGCATAATACATAACATTAGCTTTCAATTTAGAAACACCAACATCTAATAAAGCTTCCTTAAACTCTTTGTCTGCTTCTTTTCTAGAACATTTCTTCGAGACATATAACATATCATGTACTATAGCAGGGCCTAAATAAACTCCTTCAAATGGACAACCAACAGCATATCTACCAAACTTAATACTAGCACCATCAGTTTTAAAACCCTCATGGATTATAATATTTTTATAAAAAATATCTTCTAACACTTCAAACCGCTTTTTATCTTTAATATTTCTAGAAAGAGAAATTCTTTGTTTTGATTTAAAATTTTGCATTATCATCTAACTCAAAGTGAACACCATCTTTAAATGTATGCCAATCACCACCCCAAACATAATCAATATTTAATTCATGAGCAGCTAATTTAAAAGCTTCATTAATTTTATTATAATAGTAGAAATCCCATTTCACTCCATCATCCCAAGCAAAGACATCAATAGCATCACCCTTTAAATGCTTAGAATTCATTGTTTGAGACTTACCCATTTTAAATAACATTCTTTGTCTTTCCTTACTTCTTACGCCCTCACTAACACCAAAATCTACATCAGAATATTTTAGAGCTAGTGTAGCTAAAGAAATTAATTTAGGATTGACACCATATAATTTATAATATGAAGAATTAGAGAATCTGTACATTAGACGCAATTATGTCAAAGAATCTATTTAAATTAATTTATTTTAGACATGTTTAATCCTAACACTCCTACCATGATAGAATATATATTAAATATTCTATGGTAGTCTGTTATGCGTATAGTCTTAGTCAATTATCAGGAAGCTATTTTAAAGAGTAGCCCTTCTCTTGTTGATGTCATAGTATTATATACTATGTATCATGGTGAGGTGTCTACTTCCATTTAAACATTGTCCTCACCATGAATGTCTAAAATCATATAGTGAGGTGTCTAAAGGAGAGCATTGACTGTTAATGTGTCTTGCCTGTTTTGACTCTACTCAGGTGCTATATACCTACTAGTAGATGTACTCCCCCGGATTAAAGGGGCGACTGTTTAAAACATCATTCCTTTGATGAGTGTTGGATTAGAGCAAACCATCCTATGATTTCTTACTATCCCTAAAATGATATTCCTTACTATAATTGCTTCATACAACCTTTAGACAACAGAAATCAAAAAAAGTTCCCTAAAAATGAAAAAATAATTAAAAAAAATTAAATAATTGAAAAATAATATAAAATATTGTTAAATAAAAAAAACAAGGTAGATATATAAAATATCAAGTATTGTTAAATAAAAAAAACAAGTATTGTGTTTATAGGTAGGATAATATATATAATAAGACCCTCCCCCTACCACCTTTATTCTAACAACCCCCCTTCATATATATACCATCTACACCATTATAAACCTATTCTATGATCTCAACATTCCTATGTAAATTATTGATAGACCACAATATATTGTGTTTATGTGTCCTGCTTATTCAATATATAGTGTATTTCCTCCTACACATCTAACTTATTGTTGTTTTTTTACCACACATTTAGTTGATAGTATTATCATTCTGCAAGCCCCACAAGGTAGCACATATCATGCCATCCCCTATTCTTTTTATTCACATCTATTCCTTATATATATGTACACTGTTCTGTTATTGGTGGGTATGTTCTCTGTTTGTTCTATAACTCTAGCTGGCCATGTGCTGCGTTCTAAGCCATTGTGCTATTGGTTGATACCACGGGCAGGATAGAAGCTTGGATAGCTTAGAATGGCTTACATGGCTTCCTGTGATATGATACATATTCTCCTGTTTATGTCCTATTTCTTACATATGTTGTTGTTTTCTTTCATTATAATTGTATTGTTCCTATGGATTAGTTCATTAAATCTCATTGCAATATTGTTCCTATTTATTCTCTATATATTTCATGTATTTATTCTCTTCATTGTTCAGTTGTTAAATTTATTGACAGTTGTCAGGATTCTTTACAGATGAGTATGTTGTTGTTTTCTCTCGCTATAGTTGTTTTATTCATGGGAATAGTGTCAGAATATTTTACATTTTATGGTTATTTCTCTACATTAGTATATCCTGTTATTGAGTAGGTTATTGTTTTCTCTATTGTTTTTCATAGTTGGCACAGTGGTTGCTATTATTAGGTCCGAGTAGTAAGCCATTGGATGGCAATTAGAGGGGAACAAGGACCATTAATTAATTCTCCCTTTGTTGCATTTAGGTATAAAGCAATATGGCTGCTGTTATCCGTAGAGAACAGGGCCTAATTGTTTGCAATAACCTATCCGGCTGAAGTTGAACAGTAAGCGGATAACACGAGAGTGTTGGAATACGGTTTGGGTCATAGAAAACCTTGACGCACTAAATCAGCAATTAAAATCCCTAGGCATACACTGTTTAGGTTTGGATGAACATAGTTTGATTAATCGGCATCATCGGATTAATTGGATTATGTGATTTTGAACCATATAAACAGCGGATGGGCTTAGGTTATCGGCAGGCTTGCAATGGTATAGGGGCAGGGAACGCTTCCCACTATCACAGCATAAGCAGAGGCTTATGTAGTGCATGATATGGGGCTTATGAGGCTATGGATTGATACCGCCACCTTATGGATATGCGAGCTAACTATTAGATTAGATAGCCGAGTTTGGAGGACTGTAAAGAATATATGAATATATATCATAATTCTGTGATATATATCAATGTATTTTTAACCACTCCGAGGATGTTTATTATGGCTACCATTAACGATTTTTCTTCCGTCTCTCGTAAGTATCTGGCTGAGGCCGTCAAGGCGCGGGTATCGGCTGCTGCAATGTTGCAAACAGCTATCGGTGGGGCAGTTTACCAGCTCTCCATGGGTAACACTGATTGGCTTACCGACTTGGTCGAAGGTTTATCCCATAAATCGGGAGACAAGTTAGTTGTCGGGAGTGACGGTAAGCAAATGAATGCTTACTTCCGCTTCTTGGAACTTCCTGTTTCTTGGGATAAAGAAACCCAGCGTTATAAGGTCGCTGGAAAGCGGAAGTTTAGTGAAATGGACTGGGATAAGGCTGCCCATCAACTGGCTAATGGCCAGCGGTGGGATATGTTTAATAAACAATCTGCTGATAATGCCTTTGATTTTGATAAGGCATTAGTTGCTGTTCTACGCAAGGGAATGGACAAAGAAGGACTGTCAAACCAGGAAATCGAATCCCGTTTTCGCAGGGCGATGAGCGAAGCAGCCGCTTGATACATTAAAAGGGCAGGGAGGCCCTTTATGTATTATTAATACATATTCTATTATTGAGTGTGTATTAATAATATCTGTCTTTAATAGGGGACTTATAATGTATGTTTCTGAAATAATGGATCAATACAGAGAATTGTCTATAGATAAATTAAACGCTCTATGGGAAGTGAATAATAGGGTTTATTGTTTTTTAGAATTAAACCCTCATACCTCCATTGATGGGTATATCAACTGGAGAAACAAGCTCAATCTTATCTCTTTTCCTCGTGCTATCAAACGGAAAGGATTAGAGAAGATTAAGCTTAATGCGTTTGTTGCTTGCGAACGTATCAATATTATCTTGGAGGAAAAATATGACTCCGCAACAACTGAGGAAACTAAACCAGTCTCGTTTTAATTCCTTTATGGGGTGTAAACCCGGTGAAGTCAAGCAAGACAATGCACGTATGTCTCGGGATGAGAGGAGACAGAATAAGCATAGTAAATATGCTCATACTGGGGTAGTGCCTAGAAACATTATTACAGGGGTACATGGTGCAGTATTCCGTAATAAGATTAGATAGCTTTCAATAACAAAGCCTCTTATTCTTAATTGAATAGGGGGCTTTTTTATTGTCTGTCATTCACAAGAGGAGAGAAAAAAATGAGTGTTGAAAAGAAGACTGTTGTTTGTCGGGATGGTATGTCTATCATTCTGGAAGATAAGCAGTGGGCAGCTATCCAGATTGTGGAAGTCTTGAGGGAAAAGGCTTCTATGTATAATAATTCCTGCCCTATGTACCGTGAAACAACATTTAAAATCCAGGCAATTAAGATTGTCAGGGCGATGCTGGACTGCAGCTTGAAAGAAGCAAAGCTGTTAATTGAAGAAGCCATGGAGCAGTAGTATTAACAGAAGCTATTAATATTTAATTAGTAGCTTTGATTAATATTATTCTTTGTCTTTTCTATAGGAGAATTGTAATGTCTTACCCACCCATGAATAAACAAGCACAATTAAAAGATATGTATATTGGGTTGTATGTTTATAATGATTATTGGCAAACATGGGCCAATGTTTTAGGTTTTGGTAAAACCGATGAAGGAAGACGATGGGGATGGATTGTTCAAGAGGTAGACTTAGATGGCAATCCTATTGGTGAAGTGAGACAACATTGTACTCCTGTTTGGGCTTGTTTCTTTGCTGATAAGCCATTTAATCCGACATACAAAGATATTTCTATTGCTAAATATGGGAGAATATTGTAATGGCTAACTTACTTCTCATTCGTGGTTTACCTGGCAGTGGTAAATCAACATTTGCTATGTCTATTCCTGATTATTGGGTTATGGAAGCTGATATGTTCATGGTGGATGATAGACTGAAATATTCTTTTGATCCCAGTCGTCTCCCTGAATGCCATGAGAAGTGCTTTCAAGGTACAAGGTTTCATTTAGAAAAGGGGAATAGTGTAGCTGTTGCTAATACATTTATAAAGAAGTGGGAATTACAGCCATACATTAATCTAGCTGACGAGTTAGGTGTAAAATTAACTATTATTACTATGAATGGACAATATAAAAACATTCATGGTGTTCCTGATGAAGTAGTTCAAAGAATGAAAGATAGGTGGGAGGATATATGAGTATTATACTATTAAAAGGGAAGACAATAGTTGATGTAAAAGCAAATGAATATACTATTGTCTTTACAACAGATGATGGTAAGAAGTATATTATGCACCATCATCAAGATTGTTGTGAATCGGTGGAGGTGGAAGATATTTGTGGAGATTGGGATGATTTGATTGGCTATCCAATCCTTGAAGCGGAGGAAGTAGAATCGAATGAATTAGAAAAAGATTTTCTTACTGAAAATGATAAGCTTTCTTTCACACTTAATGAATTACAGGGTGAGGGCAGTAATGAGAGTTGTGTAACAGATTCAGAAACATGGACATTCTATAAACTAGGGACAATTAAAGGGCGTGTTACTATCCGTTGGTATGGCACAAGTAACGGGTATTACTCTGAGAGTGTATCATTTGAAGAAGTGATTAATGAACATACCATTTATTAATAGTTACTAAATAAAGGGGGAGGTGGTGCTACCTAATTATACTATTTTTATTGTATTTATTATTACTAATGCAGAAGTGGCTGGATATGCACAAGACAAACAAATCCCTATCAACAGACGATTGGAGTATCACTAATGAAAATGTTTTCTCAACATATTGCTTCTCCTGATGATGAAGTAGGAGATGAATACAGTGGCTATAACGATATGTATAGTGGCTATCCCGAAGAGGTGCTGAGAGCTAATGAACCTAGTTCGTATCCTATGCTTTCCATTGATGAACAAGCTGCTATTGAAGAAGAAGCTTGGACTATGATGGAACAAATGGCCTATTCTGAACTGTATGATATTGAATAGGCTTTACGTAGTAAAAGTAACTACGGTCATCGCGCCGTTTCCCTTATGATGTTTTGGAGAATATATTATGAAATTGTTGAATCGTTTTAAGTTTTATCAATTCATCAGGATTGATGCTCGTTGTAATTTTGAATACATTAAAACTATCCGAATGATACACAAAAGAGATGATGGGGTTTATGGTTTTTTCTTTGAGCCAGCAGATAATTCCAATGAGTTTAGTCAGTGTGTATTATGTAAACGGGTGGGAAGAAATCATTGGGAGCATGTATTCACAATATGGAACAGGGGTAAAACATTCCCATATAATAAACTTTACTCTTTCTTTTCTAATTAATTATTAAAAACAAGGATACCCACTACCCTACTATTCCTTTACCTTGTCAACTCTCAGAATTGAGGAGAAATCATATGTTTCCCAAGCAAAAACGCTACATTTACATAGGACCACTGTACAAGGTTAGAGGGATTCACAAATGTATGGTATTGGATGGTCCTGATAGGGGACAAATGTTCCTTCATGGAAGGACAAATGATCTCACAGTTACTGATGGATTAGTAACTTCTAATCCTGCTTTGATTGCAGGTAATAGTATTGTTGGGGTATATAAATGACAATATATTTTAGTAAACAAATCCTCTGTTAAATAGGAGAAATAAAATGACTGATGTAGATCGTAAAGGTAAGACTGCAAAAGATAAGAAGACTGGTGCATGGTCCAATCGTTTTGATAATCGTAAAATGAGAGATAATTGGGGTAATGATAGTAAATCTACCAACAATACCTTTCCACGAGAGGCATGTAATGGTAAGAAGAATCGCTATCGTTATACAGGGAAAGAAGGAAAGACTGTTTTCACTGGAGATAAGAAATAAAAAGGTTAAATAAAATTCTTATGGAACTTTTCTTGATATATGTTGTCTAAGTAATGCTCCCAGTAGCTCAGTTGGATTAGAGCAGCAGCCTTCTAAGCTGCATGTCGTAGGTTCGAGTCCTACCTGGGAGACCAATTAATAAAGGTGATATATGATTTGTTATAAAGATATGACATTCTGTACATTCTACAAAAAATGTACTGAAGGTGATAAATGTTTTCGTTCTCTTACACCAGATGTAAGGAAGAATGCTGCTAAGTGGTGGGGCAATAGTGAGGTGCCCATTGCTGTATTTGCTGATAAACCAGAATGTTTTAAAAAGAAAGAATAATGTATTATTATCTTATATATTATAAAACAGCTAAACAGTTTATGGATAAGGTAGAAGATAGTAAATTGTTAGCTTGGCAACCTAGGTACATTGTGTTTGTACCAAAGAGGAAAGAGCAATGACATTTATCCTTGTATTACTATTAGCTACAAATAATCAAGTGGAAAGTTATGACATAGCCATCTTTGATAAGATGGATGAATGTTTTCATGCAAGAGAAAAGATAGTGGAGATGACAGGTAGACCTGTTATTAATTATCAAGCTATCTGTGTAGCACATAAAAAATTACAGAGTATATAACTACTAAAGGGAATGGAGAAATTAAACTTAACTAGAGGAAATTAAGATGTATAAAGCAGTGGTAGGTTTTGCAGTTGGTATGTTTATGTGCGGTGTAGTTAGTGGTGTTTCAGCGAGTAACTACGGGTTGAGTTACTACGGTCATCATGGCCAGCCTAGTAGTGATTATGTATGGGTAGATTATTGTCCTTATGAGGATGTTTCTTATCTAGCAAAGAAAGAAGATTGTGATGAAGTAGATACATTTAATCATGTTAATGGTTATTGGGAAGAGGTTAATTGGTAATAAATAATAGCACATGGATGTGCATTTAAGGGATAAATAATAATGAAATACTTAATTGGTTTGGTGTTAATGGTTGTTTCTTTCTTAACTAATGCTGAGTGGGTGAATTGTAAAGACACTGAAATGAATGCTGGGTATCCTAGTCATATTATACAATGTTTTCCCAGTGGTAAATGTAATACACAAGTTTTTAGAAACTTATGTCCAGAGGGAGCTACAGCTCATTCACAAAAACCTATTCAACATAAATTGGATAATGGACCCTGGCGAACAGTATTTAATACATCCATTATTAAACCATCTAGAGGAAATCATCAATGTTTCTCTAGACCAACAGCATTTAGATTTGATACAGCAAGACAAATTGTTGTAGCTGCAACAGTTATTGATGATTATTACAGTGGGACATGGGAATCAGTTCCTACATTAATCGTTAAAGTGGATGGAAAACCTTGGCAGTTTACAGACTTATTTGGGGAACCAGAAGAATATAAAAATAATAAAAGAGTAGTTGCTAGTGGCATTTCCTTATTTAGGGTTGAAAGGGAAGGAAAATTTCAACGATGGGTTATTTATTCAGATGGCTATGGTGTTAAGCTATCAGGTATGTATACACCACAAGAAAATCTTATTAATGCTGAATGGAAATTCTTTAGAGATAAAGAAGGGAATATACTAGAGTTATTCCCAAATATTAATAAAGCTTTATTTCCCCACTGTATTAATTATAATTGGAAAGGTATTTGTACATCAACTGACAAGTGGATACCAAAGAATATAACTACACAAGTTTTAGGAAATGATTTTAGATTTAAAATTGAATCTGTTTTGCATGTTCCACAAAAAACTAAAGGTATTACACCTTATATTAAAGATGGTAAATTGTACGGTCTATTAACTAAAGCAATTCCTGGTGGATGGAGGGTATACAATTGTTTATGGCAGGATTAATTAGTCTAGTGATTCTTCTTATTCTATTTTCACCTTGGAGTAAATTATGAAACAATTTTTATTTAACTTTTTCTTTAGAAATCCTGTAACAGCTTTGTTTTGGTTAGCTGTTGTTGTAACATTATTTTATAATCCTGCTGGTTTTATGATAATTGTTTTACTACCAGCCATGATTGTTGCAGATTATGTACAAGATTTACATAAAAAACAACAATTTCTTATTGAAATGATGGCTTCATCATTAGGTTATCTAGTGAAGGTGCAACTTGAAAAAGATCCAGGGTCATTACAACGTCTCGCTGATGGAACGGCGGTTACAGAAAAAGCAAGGGAAGTATTTCAAGAAAAGAGTGAAGCAGGAGAAAGCAGCACAGAAGAAACTTGATTCTATTTTAGAAGAACTTAACCCTATGTCTAAAGAAGAATCCTATATATGGATTTCTTCTGCATGTTTTAGTACATATAAACCTTATTATTGGAGATAATCAAATGTCCCATGACGTATTCGCCCCCTTTAATATTCAAGAAACCATCAAAGAAATTATTACTGAATATGAAATGAAACAACATTATCCTGGGGAATCTGTTGGTACCCTTTATCTAGTATCTGATCCTGGTATGGGTAAGACTGCAGCAGTTCATCAGGCAGCTAAGGAACTGTCTAAAAAGTATAATGAACCTGTTCCTGTTATTGTTTTCATTGCTAGTCAGGCTGATCCTACTGATGCCCGTGGTCTTCCTTTCAAGTTTGAAGACAAGGAAGGAAATGTAACTACTCGCTATCTCCCTCCTCATGAGATTGCTAACCTTATTCGAGAAAATGAACGTGGAATTGTTTTCTGTGATGAAGTGGCTGATGCTGCTCCTCTCATGAAAGCATCTATGTCTCAGTGGATGTCGGAACATAAGATTGGTGATATTGAACTTCCCATTGGTTGGACCATCATTGGTGCTGGTAACTTTTCTGGCAGTGGTGCTAGTGCTGGTGGATTCCCTACTCAGTTTTGGAACCGTCTTCATGTAATGGAAGTCAAGAACCCCTTTGATACTGGTGATGGTCAAGGTTGGCTACATAACTATGCTATTCCTCACAATATTAGTCCTTATGTATTGAAGTTTCTAGAATCTGAACCTGATTTTCTTCACAAATATGATCCTGCAAAATTGAAGAAAGAGAAGATTGGTGCTTTTCCTTCACATCGTGCTTGGACTTATGTATCTAACTATCTTCAATCTCCTCATGATAAAAAGCAAGAGCTTCGTCGAGTTGCTGGAATGGTGGGACAAGAAGCAGCTTTAAAGATGAAGGTCTTTCTTGAAACTGCTGATCTTTGGGAAGGTCTTGATCCTGATGATTGTATCAAACGTCCTAAGCAAGCAGCTATCCCTAAGCCTCATCAGATGGGTATTGTATATATGCTATGTGCTGCTCTTGTTTCTCGTGCTACCCCTGAAACTCTTCCTAATTTAATCGAGTATGTTATTCGTCTTCCTGGTGAACAGCAATGGATGATTATGTCTGGTGTAAGTAAGAAGGATGGTAAACTTATTACCAAAGATTTTAAGAAGTGGGCGCTTAATCATGGTGCTGATATTGCTGGATTGTCTGGCCTATGAAAATTCCATTAAGTAAAATAAGAAAGTTTAAAAAATATTATGATCTTATTTTAAAAACAGAAAATTGGAATGATATCTCTGTAACATTATATAATGGAGTATATTTATTAGAGCCAGGAGAATTGGGAAGTAGGTTTTATTTTCCATCTAATGATCGTGAATTAGATCATGAGATAATTCACAATAACTCATTTAAAGATGTATTAAGAAAATACATTGATGATTATAAATTTATTATTTTAAAAGAGGAATTAGATAGATGACTAAAATCTCTGATTCACATATTCGTGTTATCCTGAAGACTAAAGCTCCAGCCATAACAGCTCAAAATAAGAAGCAAGCTAGAGATTTAGAACTTGTTAGTGGTGCCGTAAACAATCAGGCTAGTGTATCTGTTAAGCGTTGGTCTAATAATCAAATCATTAAAGCTCTGAGGGCAGAATTAGCAGCTACACGCAATCATATCAATAAGGTTGCTACAGCTCCTGATTTCTGTCCTGGTGCATGGCTTGTTAATTCAAAGAAGTGGGAGGATTTATTTGATGCTGTAAATAATCATAAAGCTACATTTAATCATCTTAAATCTCAAGCTGTAAAAGAATACACTGAGAAATATGATGATATTATGGATGAAGAAGTTAATCTAAATGGTGAACTCTCTAGAGACATTAACTATCCTACCCCTGAAGAATTTAGTAATAGTTGGGATATGGATATTCTTTTAGAAGAGATTGAACCTGGGTCTTTTATTGGTAAAGTAGAAAAGGAAACAGAAGAATTTATCCTATCTGAGCTAAGACGTACACAAGAAGTGAAGGACAGGGAACTACGGTCATATATGCGGGATACATTGACTGAACTTGTCACTAAAATGGTGAGTGTTTTAGAGAATGGGGATAGGATAAATAAGCGATCTTTCAATAAAATTCATGAATTTGTAGATAATATTCATGAAAATGACGTAACTGATGATTTTAGCTTACGTCAATTCTCTGATGAAATTAAGGAAATCCTTAATACATATTCACCTGAAGAACTTCGTGAAGTACCTGGAGCAAAGGATACAATTCAACGAAGGTTTCAACAGGTTGAAAATGACATGGGTTTGATTTTCTAAGGAGTTTATTATGTCTAAATATGACCCGATTACGCAATCAAAAGCTAGGATTTTTCGTAGACATCCTGGTAAAGCTCCTTTTATTATCCCAAAATCCTTTATTAATATGAAGGGTACTTGGGTTGAAAAGCAATTTGAAGCTACTGGTAAGCCAAAAACTATGGCTACTGACCATTTTAATATTTACTATGATGAAGATTTTGTAAATAGTCTTTCCCCTCAAGAGTTAGATTTTGTTATTCTTCATGAAGGAGAACATATTGCTCTTATGCATTCTCTTCGTTTAGGGAAAAGAGATCCGTTACTATGGAATGTATCAGCAGATTTTTCTCTTAATGATGGATTGGAAACTATTTATATCCCTGGCATTATTGAATTATGGAAACGTAAAGGATATAAAAATTGGTCTGATGAAGCTCCAAAATGTCCTAAGCAAGCGCTGTTGGATAAAAAGTATACATATAAAATGGGAGCTGAGAAGATTTATAATAAGCTTTTAGACCAGCAACAGCAGCAACAAGGAGATGGACAGAGCCAAAGCGGTAATGGAAATGGTGACAATTTTGAGGATATGGTATTAGCTCCACAACAAGGACAAGGTGAATCTAACGAAGAATATGAAGAACGTATCACAAAAGCAATGGAATCAACTGCTATTGAGGCAGTAAGGGCAGCTAAGATGGCAAAGGATGCTGGGCTGCTTACCGCTGATATGGAATGGTTGATTAAAGATTTATCAGAACCAAAGGTTGATTGGAGACAACAACTTGCATTGTATATGACCCAGATTATGCAATCATATGATGATTATACATGGAAAAAACGTAATCGTCGTTATGGATCATTTGATTTTGCCTTGCCTGCATATTCTGGTGAAACACTCCCTCCTATTTATATTGGTTTTGATACTTCTGGTAGTATGAGTCTTCAAGATCAAAAAGATGGAGCTGCTGAAGTAGAAGGTATTCTTAATACATTTAATACAGAAGCAACATTTGTATATACTGATTATGGTGTAGCTGGTACTGAAACATTTACATCTGAAGACAGTCCTATTAAATTAACCCCTAAAGGTGGTGGTGGGACTAGCTTTAAACCTTTCTTTAAGTGGGTAGAAGAACAAGATAGACAGCCAGCATTTGTACTTTATTTTACTGATTTGTATGGTGGTTTCCCTGAAATAGAACCTGATTATCCAGTTTTGTGGGTAACTAAAACTAGGGGTTATAATGTTCCTTTTGGCGAAACAGTACATATTGATGAGTAACCTAAAAAGATTTATTAAAAATAATCTTAAACAAACTAAAGCAATATTTATAGAGACTATATCTAATCAACATGGTCATGCTAGATTTGCAATTATTGATCAGAATGGACAAACATTAGGCTTTGCTAGCCATAAAACAGTAAAGAGTTTTAAATATTATGTTCCACCTGATCAAGAAGATGCATATAAAGCTTGGCTTGTTATGAATGAGATGAAACTATGAATGACTTATTAGATATTCGTGATGCTATTGAAGCAGCAAAAGAAAAATACTTTAAAGATAACCCAACTACTAAAATTCAAGATAATTTTTTAAAAGAAATTAAAAAGTCAGAACAAGAAATACTTCGTAAAGTATTAGGTTTTGATCAGAATGTGTGGGGAAACCGAACATGGAAGTTAGATCATTGTAATGGGAGAGCCGGGAATTCTCCTATTGGAGATAGACTATCTCATATAGCTGAGAAAGCTGTCAAGGAATGGGAACAAACAGAATTACAATTAGTATTAACTCAAGGGATGAAAAAGTCTATGCAAAAAAGGGTTAATGATTTAATTGAGAGAAAAATTAACTCATCACTTAATAGTTATATTGAAAAAGAAATTGATTTAATGATACAAGATTCAGTTAATGGGAAAATGAAACAATTTGATGAAGTTATAAAAGAAATGATGAAATGACTAAATATGAAGAACATGTTTTAAGGAGATATGCATATGAGGATATTACTCTACCTCAAATAACAGGTTTCCCTAAAGCATTTATGTTTGGAAGGTATTTTAAAGCAATGACAAAATATTATAGAGAAGTAAAAATGAAAGGAAAACAACGAAGCTTTGATTTACTCCTATCATATATTGTTATTGAAGAGTTAAGTAAATGAATAAATACATTACTAAGGCTGTCCAATTAGCAGTAGAACAAGCAGAGTGTTCTCCCCATTCACATAAGCATTGTGCTGTTACATTGGATAGACGTGGTAATGTATTAAATGTAGGGTACAATAATAAAGGGAGCAGTTGGATACAAAGGATGTATGCTAAGAAAGTAGGAAAGCCAGATAAAACGTATACTCATGCTGAAGTAGATGCCCTAAGAAAATCTCAAGCCCCTTATTACCTCGTGGTTGTTAGAATAAATAGTAGAAATAAACTCATGAATTCTGCTCCATGTGAAATTTGTAGGGAACTTATTAAGGATAGTGGTGTCAAAGAGGTATATCATTCCATTGATAATGGGGTTATAAAATGGGATCATTAAAACAAAATATTTATATTTATTGTAATTCTGTTAATGGGGGTAAATTAGAAGATAAATCTTATTATTTTTTAAAAAAATATAATAAAAATTGGGATATAATAAATAATGTTTGGGGTGATATAGATTTGATAGCCAGTGAACAATATTTACCTGATTTCCAATTTCAAGTATATGTATTAAAAATACCAGAAACTTTATACAAAAAATATAAAGAATCTTTAGAATTAGAAGATATAGTGAGGCTGGAACATGAAGGTATTAGTTGGTGACTTTGAAGCTAATGGTTTATTAGATGATGTAACTAAAATTTGGTGTGGGGTTTTTAGAGAATTAAATACAAATAACTATTGGCTTTTTGATGCAGCTAATGGGGCAGGGATAGAGTTGGAAGATTTTGTTAGATACAAGGATGTCGGCTTACCAATTGAAGTATCAAAATTAATTGAACAGTTTGATTATATAATTATCCATAATGGTGTAGGTTATGATAACCCTATGCTATCAATAACCATTGATTATACTATTCCAGATGAAAAGTTAATTGATAGTTTTATCTGGAGTAAAATGTTATATCCTGATATTAAATCACCATCTAGTATGCCAAAGAGAGTTAAACCTCACTCATTAGAAGCTTACGGCGAGAGATTAGGTATTAAGAAACTTCCAGATTTAGATTGGAAGAGATACTCTTCTGGAATGATTGCTCGATGTAAAACAGATGTTGATATTAATCATGATATGTTTCTTAAATATATTTATCCAGAGATAAAAGATGAAATACCTGATCCACTCCATGAGATAAATTATGAATAACTCTGCTAAATTAAATATAGAAGATATATTATATATGTACTGGTTAACTGATTTTGAAGAGTATTCTTTTAATTACTTTGCTCAATGGAGTGATTTATTAGATGAAATATTCCCTGAAGAATTATGTATGAAATTTGAAAGACTTTGTACAAAATACTGGGAGGAAAAAAATACTTTTGAGGGTATTATGGATGAATTCTTAGATGGATTAGATTTAGAATTTTACATTAGGTTAATAAATGAAACTTACATGGTTGAATGCATACAAGATAGAACATGAAGTAGCTAAAATAATTACACAACAAGAGATTGATGGAATATATTTTGATTTACAGCAAGCATATCGACATGTAAATTTCCTTAGGGAAGAACAAGCAAGATTATATAATGAGATTAGACCACATCTACATGTTAAAGTTTCTCCTGGTTTAGAACCAAAACAAATATTTAAAAAGGATGGGGAACTAACTAAAGGGATATGTGATTATTTTAACATTAATCCTAATTCTAATTTAATCGGAGGGCCATTCCAGAAAGTAGTATTTGAAGAACCAAATATTAATTCCACTGTACAATTAAAAGAACAATTAGATAAATTAGGATGGGAACCTGATACATATAATTTTAAATTTGAAAATGGTAAGAAAATACAAACATCACCTAAACTCACAGAATCTAGCTATTCTTCATTAAATGTTGGTATTGGTCCTCTACTAAGGCAATACCTTATCTACTCTAAGAGAGAGTCAGCTATTAATGGTTTAATAGCACAAGTGAGGTATGATGGGACAATTTCAGCAGGTGCAGATAGTGTAGGTACTCCAACAGCTAGAATGAGGCATAGGGGAGTAGTTAATCTTCCCTCAGTTGGTGCAGTATTTGGAGAAGAAGTTAGAAGCTTATTTATCCCAAGACCATGGGATAGAGTGCTTGTAGGATATGATGCTGCTGGTTTAGAGGCTAGAGTTATGGGACATTGGTTAAATGACCCTGAACTAATTGATTTATTAATTAACCCAGAGAAAGATTTTCATACATTTGTTTGGGAGATTGTAGGAGAAGATTTTATATCATCAAGGAAAATAGCTAAGAATGTAGAATATGCTTTTATTTATGGAGCTATGGATAAGAAGCTAGGGGAAACAGCAGACAGGGGGAGTAGGGATAGTAAGGCAGGAAAAGAAATTAGAAAACGTATTTCTCAAGGAATCCCTGCTCTTGGTGAACTAGTAGATAAGGTGCAAGCAGCAGCTTCTAGAGGATGGTTAGTTGGTATTGATGGAAGGAAACTCTATGTGAGAAAACCTCACGCAGCTCTTAATCTCTTATTCCAATCTACTGGAGCATTGATCATGAAGAAGGCTATGCTCCTCACACACAATGACTACGGTCATCATTATGTCGAGAATAGAGAGGCTATTAAGGTATTAGATATGCACGATGAAGCACTTTATGATTGTAATTCACAAATTGGGGAACTTTTTGGGAAACTTGGTGTCCAAGGGATAATAGATGCTGGAAAACACTATAATTTAAATTGTCCTTTAGATGGAGAATATAAAGTAGGTAAGAATTATGCTGAGGTACATTAATGAACATTTTTGTTAAAGGTCTTCATGAAAATATTAATCGTAATGATATAGAATATGCTGATGTAATTATTTCTGTTCATGAAAAAGGATATGAAATTATTAAAAATAGTTTTAATGGGGTGACTACAAAGCTTGGGCACTTAGAAAACTGGAATACACCATTACCAAAAGAAATGTTAAATGGAATGAATGTAGAAGATATTATTAACTGGGAAAAAATTAAAGAGGCTTATAATGAATGATGAATTAGAAGACTTAGATAGAGAGCTTGAGTGTTATTTAGCAGAGATAGATGAGATTATGGTCCATAAGCTTTGTTCAGAAGATGAAGCTGTAGAAATTTATTTTAAACGGAGAGAAGAAAATGAAACAAACTAGAAAAGGGTTTTTTGAAACTAATTCATCATCAACTCATTCTATTTCATTAGGTGGAGATGATTTAGAAAGTATTATTCATATGTTACGTCCTCAATTTCCTGGTATTCAAGAAGGTGATACAGAATATACAATTAATTTAGCTGGTTATGTATTTGGTTGGGAAATTGAGACATATAATGATGCAGAAATTAAATTAGCATATGCTCTCCTAGATTATGCACCAGACTATCAAATTGTTCAGGATGTTTTTAAAGAAATTACTGGTGTTGAATTAGTTGTAAAGATGAGCGAATATGACAACAATGGTTATACTGGATATATTGATCATCAATCGAGAGGCACAGCAACAGAATTAAGTCGAGAAGAACTTATTAATTTTATTTTTAATCCTCATTCAGAATTACATACAGACAATGACAATCATCAATGAATATAAAAATGGCCCTGTTAGTGTAAAACTATACGCCGATGGGACTAAAGAAAGATATACTGATTTAAATTCATGGAAAGATGCTAATAATCAATTAGAATTCCCTGAATCAATGGATTTAAAAATCACTAACTATTGTGATCTAGCTTGTCAGTTCTGTCATGAGGATAGTACAAGAAATGGTAAACATGCAGAGCCTTCTGTTATTATGGACAGGTTATTAGGTTTACCTAAAGGAGTTGAATTAGCTATCGGTGGTGGTAATCCTTTAGACCATCCTATGATATCCACTCTATTAAAATCATTCCAATTTAGGGGATGGATATCAAATATTACTGTCAATGCTAAACATTTTAAACAAGCTTATTATAACATTCGTATTACTGAGCTAATTAATGAAGGATTAATTAAAGGACTGGGTATTTCATATAGAGATGTAACAGATTTAAAAGAAATTAATAGTTTTAATTATGATAATAAAGTTGTTCATTGTATTGTTGGAGTCCATTCATATGAAGAAATAGCTGAAGTAGCTAAAAATAATAAAGTATTATTGCTAGGTTATAAGAGAATTCGTAGAGGTGAGAAATATTATAATTCTCTTATTGATAATAATCTTGAAAAGCTCCAAGCTAATCTGGTAACACTATTATTAAGAGGTGATATTAGTTTTGATAATTTAGCTATCAAGCAGCTTCAACTAGAACGCTTATTGACAGAAGAAGCGTGGAGCACTTACTTTATGGGGGATGATGGTGACGTAACAATTTATTATGATGCAGTAGAAGATGAATTTGCACCAAGTTCAATTAGTGATAGGAGGGAGAAGAGTTCAACAGCAATTAAATACTTTCAGCAACTAAAAAAGTAATTTACTATTCTTAATTTGGAGAAACACTTAATGCTAAACATTACAAATAACAATCGTTCTGCAAAACCAAAGCGTTCTAAGGAAGAGGTAATGGCTAGCCAGCCTAAGTTCCCTGCAAAGCCCGTAGTTGGTAGAATTGTTAGAGTTGTAGACTATGGAATGCAGCCTATGCAGGACTGGCAGACCAAAGAAGCTAAGGAACCTGAACATCGTCTTGGAATCACTGTAGAATTCCCTAAGGTTCGTAATGAGGATGATCGTCCTGCATGGATTACTAAGGAGATGTCTGTTAAGTCTTCTGAAAATGCAGCTCTTACTAAATTCCTTCTAGAAGTAGCCCCTGAAAAGGTTGATCTACAAGAAGGTCATGGCAAGTATGAGGGTATGCGGTTTGTTAATATTGATCCTTCCTTTTCTTGGAATGATGATGTAATTAACACCCCTGTTCTTTGTAATACTGGAATCACTAGTGGAGGCTATAATAAGATTGTTTCTATTTCTGGGGTACCAGAGGGTATGGAGGTTGGTGAACTAGAAAATGATCCTCTAGTTTATGAACTTGATCCTGAAAACCCTGATGGTGAAAATTGGCCTCGATTAAATCAATTTGAAAAGACTCGTATTATGAATGGAGTTGATGATACTGAGGTTTGGAAGAATTTAGATGTAACTACTACTGAAGATGTACCCTTCTAAATAACCCTCTAGCACAAGGATGTGTTTTTTTCTTTTTGGAGAATATCATGAAACTAAAATATAATGCCTACGAAGAAGCTGATCGACTGATTAATAAGAAAGACTATCAAATCAATAATCTGAAAATCCGTGAAATTACTAGTGTTCCACCATACACCTTTGCTAAATTAACTGGTAATGGTAAGGTTGCTAGTGCCTTTAGTAAATGCCGACCTAATGATAAGTTTGATCAAACTATTGGTCAAAGTATTGCCATTAGCCGTGCGCTATCCAAATTGACATAAAATCTATTCGCTCCACAAGGATGTGGATTTTTATGGTGATATATGAAAGACCCTAAGATTAATCCAGACAAAGCTAAATATATTTATTATATATATGATACAGAAGGGGAGCGTTATTTAACTAGATATATGGGACGTACAAATAAACATAAAGTTTTTTATAGAGCATGTGATGCTAAAATATATTGGTCATTGGCTTATGGTGCTAATTATGACATCCATAGTAAACATCATTCTTTAACTAAAGAAGCTGCTACATTATTTGAACTTGAGTCTTATATCCCAACTAGATATTATTATAAACAGTCTAGAGGAATAAGGTTTGATGACCAAACTAGGTATGTATTACATAGATTTAAATTAGGAGAAAAAGAGATTGTGAAAAAATAGTAAAGAGGTTCCACCGAAAAGAAAAGGGAATTAATAGGCAAAAGTTTGATTGGAAAGCAAGATTGAATCAACAATATAGGAGAATTTTTAATGGTCAAAAATCTCACCAGATCTGTAAAATCTAAACCTAGACAGCGACAATCAAAGACGCTAGCATTAATAGATGGGGATGAATGACTGAGATATTATACAAAGTTGGGTTTGGTGC